TGAGCACCACCACGCATGTTCATAAGACTCTCATACACAGCTTTTGGATATGCATGAGGTGCGCTGGGTTGTGCCACGATGTCAACGGTAATGATTTCAAAATCACTAACGTGTCCACTGCTTTCATTTACCTGACCTGACCCGCGACTGCTAACTCCCAGCTTGACGCCGCTTGTTAACATCGCTTTCACAAGTTCACCCATTGGTGTTGGTAAAAGTTTTAACTTTCCGTATCCGCAGTTGCCTTCCATCCACATGCGTGTGATCATATGGCTAACACGGTCTAGATTAATTTTCAAATCATCAGGATGATCAACTTCGCCCAATACACTGTATCCAGTCTTTAGTTGGTCATTAATAGTAGAAACAGCTTTTTCGATTTCACGAACAGGGTATACTCTCTTATTGTGGTTTTCAACTCCACCTTCAATGAATACCCCCGTCATGCAGAGATCCTTTGACTTGCCATCTGCACTACCCTCTTCGAGGATAGTGATTCCAGCTTGGTCGAAAGATAAATTCTCTCTAAGATAACGGGCTGTTTGCATTCTTATTATTTGCCTGTGTTTTGCTTCAGTTCAGACTTGGTATTAACAGGCACTTTACCGCCTGTAGTTTGACCTTCTGGACCATTAGCCGATTCCCAGTTCTTACCTACTGGACTTGTCTTTTTGCTACCGCCTGGTGCATTTTGGAACTTCTCATTAGAGAACTTGCCTTCACCTTTGCTGTATTCATTGTTTGGCTTTGGAATTTGCTTGCCATCTGGTGATTCGTTAGTAGAACCAGTCTTGTTCAAGATGTTCTTGCTTGTACCACCAAAGTCTGGACCTGTTTGTAGGCCAGGAGACTTAGGATTGCGCTCGCCTTGCTTTTCGCTCTTTGCACCTGTACCGGCCATGTGACCGTTAGGGCCTTTGGCTGGGTCTTGCTCGTATACTTGACCAATTTGATCTACATATTCGCGCATCAACTGTGCAACGCTTTTAGGGCCATTGCTTCTGGTTTCTTTGACTTCGTCTTTGTCTTCTTCTTCTTTTTTGTCTTCTTCAGTGTCTTCATCAGACTCTTCAGCTTCCATCATGCCTTCACCAAATTTTGGCTCTTCTGCACCAACTTCTGCTGGACCATCCATGTTGTCCATGCCGTCCATGTTATCAGCGTCTGGCTCACTGTGACCACCATCCAATTGTGCTTGGATTTCAGCAAACATGTCTTTTAGCTCGTCGATGTCAGCTTTGGTAGCTGGCTCGTCTGAAGGCTCTTCCATTGCACCATCAGCAGGCAATTCGCCGCCGACTTCGTCTCCGTCTTCTGGATCTTCGCCGTCAAGACTGAATTCGTCTTCGTCTTCTTCTTCAGCAATACCGCCGGTGTGATCACCTTGGATTTCGTTTGCTAATTCTTCTGGGCCGTTGCCGCCAAAAGTCTCGCCCATCTGTTCCTCGTCCATAAGACTTTCATAGATGTCGCGACTTTTCTCGACTACAATCTCGTGAAATAGTTCACGAGCTTTTTGTTCGTTTTCATTGATGATATACTCAATCAATTTTTCATACTTGTTCATAAGAACTCCTTTTAAAGTGGCTTTGTGTAGTTATTTACATAACTACGCATATTTCTTGGTTAAATGGGGGTTTTTTGATGTTTTTTACGAAGCTAATCGAAATTACATCGCTGGAGCGCCGGCTGCCGCGGCGTCTGGGGCAGGTGCATACTGTGATGCAACAGATTTTAGTTTCTTTTCGTGTTCAAATTTACGCACATCATTTGCTACTCTCAGCTTGTTTAGGTGTGCTAGAGTCAAGCGAGTTTTACGCAAATCCTTTAATTTTAACACGGTATTGTCATCTTTTTCAGATGCATATCCGTCAGGATTTGCTTTGATTACATCAGGTTGAGCTAGTTCGTACAGGTTCATAGTAGTGTATTTAACCTATTTGGGTCAAACTGGAGCGGCTGGAGCGGCACCCACTGCTGGGGCTGGAGCGGCACCTTCGCCGCCTTCTGGTGCGGCACCTTCGGCACCTGGCGGTGGTGACACATTGCCCAGGTCGCTTTCAATTGCACCCGGACTAATACCCATGCTACGCAGGTTGGCCGAATCTGCTGGAGCTTCTTCCACCTTGCCACGCTCTTCGTTCCAGGCTATTTCGTTTTCACTGATTTCCATTTCGCTTAGTCCTAAATAGCGTTTTAACAAGAAACGCTTGGCCAAGTATGGCACTTGCTCTAACTGTGTAAATGTAGCAATACGAGCGGCATCAATGTCTGCTTGCCTGTACTGTGCAAAGTTTTGTGGTGGTTCAAACTTCAAATCAAACAGCTGACTGTCGATGTTTACACCTCTCCAGCGCATAAACATCTTGAACTCTTGATCCAACTTGTCAATGATCATGGCTTGTAGACGCAGGCAGTACTGTGTAAAACGCCATTCTTGGATAAGTGCTGTGCCCACTTTGCCGTCGCTATAACTCTGTGCTCCATCATCCACACCGCTGGGCAAATAACTGGCAGGAATACGCAGGCCACGGAACAATTTGTTGGTAAAGAACTTCAAATCAGTGATTTCACCTAGGTTTTGACCACCTGCCAGTGTATCTACGCTACTGCCGCGACCGTCTGCTGTCACAGGGAAAAAGAAGTCTTCGTTGGTGCTCAAGGGATTGTAAGTGGCATCCATCATGTTGGTACCACCTCCGGTTTGTGTGGGAATACGGCGCTGATGTATTTCGTTCTTGATGCGTTCAACAAAGGCCATGGCCATGTGTGGCACCATGTTGCCCACATCAATCTTGAAGATTCTACGCTCAGGTGCTCGTTGCACACGATAGATAATGATTGAGTCTTCAAGCAATTCTTTCTGCTTAAACACTTTAAACACATATTCCAACACGCTGTTACCAAATGGCCAGAATATGTCTAGTCCTTCAGTCAAGCTCAAATGCACCACATGCTCGGCATTGATCACTGCTTCGTTTTGAGCATGTTGGAATCGACCGCCACTGCCAAACGGACTGTTTGGTTGTACATACGATCCGCTGGGACCGCCTGTTTGCGGATGATTGGTAAAAGTATCGCTGGTAGTAACTGCTGTTACTGTTAGATTTTGAAAGTTTGGATTGATGTCTTTGATCACATACTGCTCAGGCTTCTTGCCTTCACCTTCGTTCACAATCACCTTGACCACTTTGCTCATTTCAGTCCAGAACATTTTGAAGTTTTCTGGATCACGAATAAACACTTGATCGCCGTATTTGATGGTGTTACGCACAATCTTGAAGATACGCTTGTTAAGCTCGTTCAAGTTGACCCACTGCTGTAGTTGTTCTTTGATGATTTTGACTTCGTTGTCTGTGGGTTTTTCTTTGAAGTCAATGGTAAATGCTGTGCCATTTTCATTGTTCTTTTGTGTGCAAAACTCTGCTAGAATATCCAGGGCCGCATTGATTTCTGAATCCATGTCCATTTGTTCGTACTGATTGTATCGCTCAATACGATTGGGGTGACCTATGTAAACTTCAGGTAAATTACTTTGCCAGTTTCTGTAACCAGGATCTGCTCGTTGTTGTGATCCAGACACTGCGGTAGAACCATTGATAGGGCTACCACCGTATTGGGTATTGCTGGTTTTAAAATATTTTTTCCATCCGGCCATGTGTATGTTCTCTTTTTTAATATTTACCGTTAGTTAGTAGCTGTTGTTAAGTATACCGCCCGAAATATTGTTGGCTTCACCCATCAAATCTGCCAGAGTGGTTTGATATTCCAACTGTTTGACCGCGGTATTTTTCATTTCTTCCAGGTGTTGAGCAATGGCATCCATGGGGCTACTTGAACTTCCGCCCGACTTCATTGCAGTTGACAACTGCTTGATAGCTTCTGCTAGATCCTGCATGACTGTATCGTTGTCACTGGTGGCCATTTTGGTCAGGGCTTCTGTGTCAAACGAAACAGGTATGCTTCTGCCGTCGGGCAAGGGAACTGCGGCTTCAGGTCCGGCTTCACCAAAAATGGCCCGTTTATTTGTTATTCCGCCCAGGGCAAACTGTTGCATTGCAGTTTGCATACCGCTGGTATCGTTGTCTGCGGTTGATGCTTCGTAGGCTTCTTTTTTCTTTTTTTGTTCTTCAGTCAATCCCACGCCATAATATTTCTGCAAGAATGTACCATCCTTGGTACTTTCATTGTATTCACTGCGTTTCTTTTCCTGTTCGGCATGGGCGGCTTTTTTACCTTCAGCATCGTCGATCTTGCCCTTTACATAGCCTGCAAAGTCTACTGCAACTTTTAGGGCTTCTTGAAAATAGGCCATGGTCTCTGCGGCATTTTTTGCCAGGATGTTGGCATAGGCTGGCAGGTTGTCAGTGGCAAACTTTTCCATTTGATTCTGGAATCCAGTCATTTCTGCTGTTAAACTCTGATAACCTTTAGTCAATCCGTCAGTGGCTTCACTTTGTGATAAGGCTGCTGCCTTGCTTTTTTCTGCCGCGTCAGGATCAAGTTGATAGTTATTAAATTTATTTTCTATATCAGCTAGACCACTAACAACACCACTGGTTCCTTTGCTCATCAACTGTGCTGTACCCACAGCACTACCTTCTGCTTTGGTTCTTGCCTGTGTGGCTTTGGCAGCATCACTCATTGCTCGCTGTGTATCTGCTGTCATATCCTGGTTACCAGCATTTACACCTGCCGCTGTTTTCTTCAGCATCTCCATGGCTTCAACATTGCCGGCAATCATTGGATCAGTTACAGTACCACCAGCAATCATCTGCATCAACGCATTTTGCATTTCTGGACCCATTGTACTCATGGTGGCATGAGCTGACATGAATGCTTTGCGCTGATCTGCATCCAGCTTGTTCATCAATGCGCCACGCATACTTTCTGAACGAGCTTTGTCCATCAACTTCTTGGCATCTTGTCCAGTGATGTCACTGATGACCTTCAAATTGACTGCATAATCTTTTGTCTGTTTGGCCAAGTCAGCTGGAGCCAAGTTTTTAATATCTTGTCCGGATGCTTTCAATGTGGCACCATACTGTGCCACCAAGCCGGCTTGTTCTTCGTAGGTGTAGCCCAGGGCCAGCAACTCATCACGCACAGAGCCACCACTTTTGTTAAAAGTAGTGGCCAAGGCCTTGGCACCCTGTGCCATTACTCTAGCGCCTTCGCCCTGTGTGAGACCCATGTTGCGAATTTCTTCGCTACTTGCCACAGCGGCCGCAGTGAGCTGTTTGATGCCCATGCCTGAGTCATGCGCTATGTCGCGCATCTCCATCATACCGCCAGCAAAGCTGGCACCCACTTTGGTGTACTCTTTTAAGGCATCTGCTGACTTTTGAAATTCTTTGGCAAATATCTCATTGGCCATCTTCAGGATGGTGGTGGCAAAGTCAATCACAGCCTTGGTGGCCGCACTCATTGCATTCACTAGTCCTGTACCAACACTGCTAAACGGACCCAAGATACCGGCGGCCGCTGTACCTAAACCTGCGGCCACATCTACTGCGGCCTTGGCGGCTGCTCCGGCCAAGTCAATGTTGGTGGCCATCATGGTTGCGGCTGCGCCAATGGGGTTTTCTGCCATGCTATCATAGCTGGTGGCAAATGCTGTGGCCACTGCCGCTGCCGACTGTGCTAAAGTTGATCCAAATCCCAACAAGGCATTGCCCACTTGCGAAGCACCTGTAGATATACTACTGCCTAGATTCTTCATGTACTTGCTGGTTGTTTCAGCCTGTTGATTGCCCTTGCCAGTTTGCTTGGCTTCTTCTTCTGCGGCCTTGGTGCTTTTCTTACGAGCTTCTATTTCTTTTTCTTGTGCCTTCAACAGGTCCTGTGAGTTGCCAGCACCTTTGTTGCCTACCAGACCTCCACCGCCCGCACCCTTGCCCTGCATGGCCGCAAGAATCTTCAACATTGTTTCTTCAGATGCGGCATTTTCGGCAACGACATTGCCAATTCCGGGTATGTTGATTTGTACACTAGCCATGAATTTCCCAGGTAAATAGAGTTATACATCTATTTATGGAGATCAAACCATGGTGAATAACGCCGCTAGTAACCCTTTGTTCAAACACTTTAGACAGCCTGCTGTGTATTTAAAGTTGCCCAGCGGGGGACAATACTACCCTGAAGGCACGCTGGATTTCCCTGCCACTGGCACAATTCCAATTTACCCAATGACAGTCAAAGATGAATTGACACTAAAAACGCCCGATGCCTTGATGAACGGCCAGGGCATGATTGATGTTATACATAGCTGTTGTCCCAATATCAAGGACGCTTGGACCATGCCTGCTGTGGATGTGGATGCTGTGTTGATTGCCATTAGATTGGCCAGTTACGGTGCAGAAATGGAAATAACCACTGCTTGTAAAGAATGCGGTGAAAGCAATGAACACAATATTGCTTTAAATCATTTACTGGATAATTTTAAAATTGCAGACTACAGCAAACCAGCATTTTTTGACGATTTAAAATTCAATTTTAAGCCACAGAACTACAAGCATATAAACGATTTGAACATAATCACTTATGAAGAACAGCGTCTAGTGGACAGCGTTATAAGAAACGAAGCTCTAACTGATGAAGAGAAAGCCACACGGTTTACAGAAAGTTTCAACAAACTCAAACAGATGAATGTGGATTCAATTGCTGTATGCATTGAAAGCATCACCATTGAAGGTCAAGAACCTGTAACAGATCGCAAGTTTATCACTGAGTACTTGGAAAATTGCAGTAGAGAATCATATACCGCGGTCAAAGAAAAGATTGATGACATGATAAAAGAAAACAAATTGGCACCAATGAAACTGACCTGTTCAGAATGTGCAACCGAGTACGAATCAGGACTGGAGTTTAATCAATCAAATTTTTTCGACAAAGGCTTTTGATTCTCAACAATGAGGAAGTCATTGCTTGGCTAGACAGCCTAGAACGAGATTCAAAAGCCCTAAAACGAGAAATAATGCAGTTGTGTTGGTACATGCGAGGCAGTGTGTCATACACAGAAGCCATGGAAATGAGCCCATCGGAGCGTGAAACCATAGTCAAGTTGGTCAAAGACAATTTAGAAACTGCCAAGAAATCAGGAATGCCATTCTTCTAAGATCTCTAACGAGATCTGTTGTTTCGCTTGCGCTCACAACACTGTTTCTCTGACTTTAGTATCATCCAGATTAATCGGTCACACTTTGCCCGCACAGGGCAAAGAGAGCATCATCCGAGTAGCACGATCACTAGTATTAGAACATTACAGAGGCGGTTGTCCGGTACCTCGAGTTCAGTCTTTATCACAACGGCGGATCAACAATAACATACTAGCGTAATTGTCGACCGTGCAGTATCACTACTGCGTCTTTTTAGCCTTATATTTTTCTTCAAACAATCAAACCGCGGCCTTTGGCGATCTTCGTCCTGTCAAGGATAGTGATTGAGTACTCTTAACGGCGAGAGATTTCCGTCCCAGCGACCCGAGGTCCTGTTGTCTTAGACGCATGATGTTAGCCTGCGCGAGCTTTAACCGTTTAATTTCTTTATGTGGGAGCCATGGACACGAACAGAGATTTGTCCGTTGTAGTATTCTTGTGATTCTAGCACTTTGTGTGTAAATTGTTCTCTTGCTTCGATATAACTACATTCGGCTTTTGAACGACAGTAATACATGATTTCTCGTGTAAACTTGTCTGAGCCTAATGCTGTAACATCTCGATTCAATTCTTCGTTTGAGCCATAATATGTGAGCCAGTCAGAATCTATTTTGCTTCTGATCTTCTTTTTCTTTTTTGTGCCGTTTTTGAGTTTTACTACTTTGTATGTGGTTTTTGCGAATCTCGCTAGTTTTTTACCTATGTATTTGCGCCCTGATACAAGATTCGTGATGATGTAGACAAAGCCCACGCAGTCTTCGGGTAATTCTTGAACTGGTAAACCTTGATATGTCCATGTCATGCATAGTAATTATGCCTGTGTGTGCCATGATTAAATATTATTAAAATTGTGTTACACCATCTCAACATCGGTGTTGTAGGTGGTAAATCCGTTTTCTTTGACCACATGCAAGGTGTTGTTCACACGCCCTGCAAGCTCATCCTTGTGACTCACTAACCAAATTGATTTGTTGCTGTCCCTGCTCATCTTCTTGAGAATAGCCAGGCTGTTTTCTACACCCGAGCTGTCCATGCCTGAATCAACCAGTTCGTCAATGAACAACAAGTTGATGGGCTGATATAGGCTTTCCCAAACATCACGGAATGCCCAACTCAGACTTAGGATCAGTCTGTTGCGTTCACCCCTGCTCAAGTTGTCAAAGTCCAAATCCCTGCCCAGTTCAGTGATGGCCACTGTTAGGTCATTGTTGAATTTAACAGTATGTGGCAATCCAATACGATCCAAGTACTGCCCCAAGCGGGCATTTAGATAACTTAGATTCTGATCAATGATGCGCTTGCGGATAAACGAATCTTTGTTGGTCAACAGTTTCAACAAGAAATCTTGATGCTCTCTAAGATTAACTAGTTCATTCATTATGCTGAAATCAATTTCTTCCAGGGCCTGCTCGCTCATTTCTCGGATCTGTTCACTGTAAGGATCTGCTTCGGCTTCTTTGGCTGATAACTGTGCCAGTATACTGGCCATGCTACTACGATGTTCAAAAGCATCACTTTCGCGATCGTAAAATACAACAGGTTGTACGCCCAACTCGCCTAATGCCTGTAGTGCGTCGGTGTGCTCCATCCATTGTGTATTGGATGCCAGTGCATTTAATGCGGCTTCTTGCAATGCTCGCCGCTTTTCCTCTAACAGGGTTTCTTGTTTGTCGTCATGGAATGCTTGGCCACAACTGTGGCAAGTGTGATTCTCTAAACTAGCAATGTCGACTTTTAATTTTTCAATAGTTTTAGTTTCTCTAGCCTGGTCTAGTTCACAGCGTTTGATCCAGGCCGACAGTTCTTTGATCTGTTTGGCTTTGTCGTTGTAAGCAGTGAGTGCAAGATGTGCCGCCAGTTCTGCTTCTATATCAATTCGACTCAATTCGTCAAATGCTGACTGGAACCGAGTAATGTCTTCGTTGTGTTTTGCCAGCCACATGCGCTGACGCTTACGCAGATTTTCAATCTGTTCTTCGATACGCCGGTTAGCATCACCTACGGCCTTGATACGAAACTCTTCGGCTGTGATGGCATCCTTGGTGGCTTTGCCCAGTTCCTTGAGATGTTCGGCTTTTTCACTTAATAGTGTAATGCCCAACAACTGTTCAATGATGGTGCGTTGATCGTTGGCTCGCAAACTTAGAAACGGTTCAGTGTAGGTGTTGAGTGCCACAATGTGTTTGAACATGTCGTGACTCATGCCCAACATGCGCTCAATTTCTGCTTGTGTTTCTCTTGAATCGCCTTGACTATCGTCTGTGATTTCTTTTTCGTTGCCGCTGATCCAGAATTTCATAATGCCAGGTTTGCGACCACGCTCAATACGATAGTCAACACCATTGACTTCAAAATCAATTGTGACCATCATGCCTTTGGTATTGGTCTTGTTGATTAGATTGTCTTTTTTGATGTTGGTAAGGGCGTTGCCGTAAAGGGCATAGGACAGAGCATTAATTATGGTTGTCTTCCCAGTCCCGTTACGAGCTCCTGAGTCATCGCCCCCTAGGTCTAAGTTTTCACCCAACACCAAAGTCAAGTCTCTGCGATCAAAGTTAACCGCTTGTGTGGCATTGCCCACACTCATGAAGTTTTTTACAGTTAAGTCTTTTATTTTAAACATATATTATTTGCCACAATGGTAAAGACATTGCTGTCTGGGATTGGATAATTCATTTGCAATGTCTGGTAATTGGTTCAACGTATCAAAACTCAAACTGGTGTTAAAAAAGCAACAGGTGCTCAACTTGCCATTGGCATTCAAGTATACACTAGGCTGTGACAAATGTCGACAATCTTGGGCAGTTACAGTATGATTAGTTTTTTCATACTTGCTAAATTTTAGATTCTCTTCCCACGGATCTATCACATAAGGTTCGCCGGTGCGCCAATCGCGAGCATTAAAATCTCTACGAACATTTCGTACAAACTCAAATCGACTGAATCCCAGGTCCTGACTCATTTTGATGCATTTTAGTATTTGATGTTGGTTGTGCTTCCACGGAATGAACTGCCAAACAGCAACACCGCCTTGATTTATAAAAACCGTTGCGTTGTTGATTATGGTATCAAAATCTGTACCTTGTCTATAAATGGCATGAGTGTCAGCTAGGCCATCTAAGCAGAACCACACTTCGTGATCATGCCCTTTGAGAATATTGGCAAATTGTGCCCACCATACATCATTTCTTAGACTACCGTTGGTTCTCACTATGACTTTTGGCACATGTCGTTTTGCAATTTCTACCAAGGTTTTTATATTGTGTGCGGCAACAGCATCGCCGTAGGTGCCGCAAAAATCAACAACTTCCAAATGTGGCATTGATTTTACATGCTGTTCAAAAATGTTTTCATCTAGATCTTCGATTACCAAGCCATCGGCCAATTCATACCCGCCCTTGCTTCTTCCACATCCGGGACACCAAGCATTGCATTTGGTTGTGGCTTCTACCTGTAACCACTTGTGCATTACAGATTCCTGTATATGTCTAGTAGCAAGTTCTTGTTAAACTTATCGCTTTCGATGTTGCTGAGTTGTCCTGTGACAATTTGATCAACACTTTCAAACTCTATGTTGCCCTGTATTTCGTATTCGGTCAAGTCAGTTATCTTGGCAGGAATAAGTGTAATTTCTCTCAGTTGGTATTGATCGATAAAAGTTTCTTTGATAAAGGTGGCTTCTTCATAACTGATGTCAATGTCTAGATTAACACGACAATGCATGCCGGGTTGCAACATGGCTTCGGTGTGTCTAAGCACATCACTCAACTGAAATACACGATAACGGGGTTGATTGGGCCACGCATGGTGTACCGGCTCCTTGCCCCATTCCAGGATCATTAGCCCTCGGTCATCATCACCGGCATCGGCATAGTTGTGCGGGAAGCAGTTGCCAATATAGGTAATGTTCTTTTGTGTTTGTCGTTTGTGAAAGTGTCCAGTAAACACATGATCAAAGCCGCCAAAGTGTTCTCTGCGTACATCACCGTGTTCGGGCATGGCCACCATGGCATTCATCAAGTAGCCTGGCAACTCAAAGTGCCCAAACATGTATTTGGCAGAAAGTCGGGGAATTCGTTTGTGATCATCTCCGACAAGCCAAGGAGCAATAACCACATCACCATCAGAAAACCAATCGTTAACAATTTGAACATTCGGGAGGTGACGAGCCCATTCAACCGATTGAATATCACGTTTATCACGATAATACAAATCGTGATTTCCAGGGATAAAATAAACACGCTCAAAATTGTCATTTAGGTGCTCCAGGGCTCGTAGACTGTAGTTGAGTGTAACAATGTTGATGTTTGCACGATTGTTGTGCCAATCACCCAGAAACATAGCAGTTTCACAGCCCTCTTCACGAGCTTTGGCAGTGGCCCATTTAACAAAATTCAAACAGTCATCATTGTGACTGGCGCTGTTGGATTTCAAGCCAAAGTGAATGTCGGTGAAGACCGCAGCCTTCCGAAATAGGTTACTCATTAGTCAATAAATTTCTCAAATCGGTTGTATTCGTAGGAAACACATTGACATTATAGCACTTCATGGCCAGTCCATGCAAGTCTCTTAATGTCCATTGGACAAATGCCTCATCATAAACCGTTAAATTTTGATCATGCCAATCATACTCGGTTGAATGGATAATGCTGTCAACAATGGCTTGGCACACCGTATCTTTGTTCAAATGCCGTTGCAAGCTCAGCCATTGTTCTGTTACAACACCAATGTCTTGTTTGTGCTCCTGACTCCAATGTAGTCCTGTTTCAACAAAAATTTTATCCAGTGATGAGCCCAAATTGGATATAAGATCAGGCAAGTCAACTATCACACAATGATTGGTCACTGAGTAAAACGAGTTCATGTAGTCTTGATACTGAGCAACCCAAAAAGAAATTGATTCCCTGATTTCCCACGCATCCATGTCTGGTTTGACATACTTGACAGAAGCCCGAGTAATTTCATTGTTGGGAGTTTTTTCAACAATGTTGTTTAGAACCAACAATAATGTATTGGGGTTTGGTCGGATATAAACAAAACGATTGATATAGGTGTGGTAGGCAGTGATGTACTCTTGCATGTCTTGAAAATCTGCATGAGTTCTAGCAAACAACACAGTTTTATCGTGGTCAAACAGATATGTACCTATATCTTGTAACCCCGATTGTATTTGAAAAGACTTGCTGGGTTGTTTGATTTGGTTTCCTCTAAATCGATGTGCAGACCCGGTGCTGTCAACAAACGGCCAAGAATTTGGGCCAGCAGGTAATTGCCCTGTAAAATAAGTCAAACACCACTCTAAGAATGTACCATACCCGCCAGGTGGATAAGCAACAACAATGGTATCTTTGCGTTTATTCGTCTCCGTCATAGCCGCCGCCACCAGTATATCCACTCCCGCCCTGACCTTGGCGTGTATAACTGGGCATTAAACCGTTCATTTCTAGGATGTCGTCGCGTAGATTTTGACTGCGTTTTTCAATGTTTAGCACACGAGTAAAGCTATTAGTGATAGCGGCAGTATAATACGCAAAAGGGTTCTGCGATTTTGATTCATCGAATTGCAGTCCAATTTGGCTGAGTTGCAACAGGGCTTGGCTTCGCATTTCGTCATTGTAGGTGTATCCTCTCCAGTTTGATCTTGTGGCATAGCGTTCACACAGTTTCATAAACATGTGTGCCAGTTTTTTGGTCATGGCTCCGTGATCTTTTGAAAACTCTCCAGTTACCAAATCACCCTTCCAATGACTTTTGCCTACCACATAAGGAGTACCATCTTCTACAACCTTGTAGTGAAAGAACGGAGGGAAATTGCATTTGGTATACTTGGTTGGAGCTTTGATCACAGCAGGATCATCATATTCGGTCAGCAATTCTTCTTCGGCTTCTTCAACAACCACAGCACCTTTTTTGACCTTGGGTGCGGCAGCTGGGATATGTTCCCAAGTCATTACCCTGAACACCACATCTTCTGCGGCAACTTCTTTGAGTTTGACTTCAAAGTCTTCTAGTTTTTTCTTATTTGCCTTGGCAGTACCATCAGCATTGGCCAGATCAAATGCGGCTTTTGTTAACCGATCTGCACGAAGTCGTCGAGCTTCTAGTATGTTCTTTTTGTTTATTTTTGTCACATCCAACAAAATCATGTCATAATCAGAACAACTGGCGTCCAAGTATGTGCAGTATGTGGTTTTGCTTTTATGGATTTCTTTTAATATATCTTTGTTGTTTAGATAATTTTTAACTTTAATTGGTGGTAACACAATAAGGGATCCTTTACACTATGTGCCTATGTTAACATATTTACTATCACAAGGTCAACCTTTTAATACAAAATCTTTATAGTAGCCTATTTTACGCACCCATAAATATTATAACGAGGATACACAATGGGAATTTTAGACAGCTCACTCAGCGGAATAGCACAGCAAGGCATTGGGGCCGCCTCAGCAGGCTCGGGGTTTGACCCCAGTAGTGCTCGCTTGGCAGTGGCTGGCCTTATTCCCGGTGGCAGTATTGGTTTCAAAATAGGTGGCGCAAAAGTCAATTTGAACTTGGGCGGCGGCGCACCAGACTGGCGCCTGCGAGTCAGTTTAGCAGACAGCGCCAATTACTTTTATCATGCACAAAGCCCAGCTGACCGTGGCATAATGAGTCCTTTGTTTGGATCAGAAACTCAAAACGGTGTTATCTTTCCCTATACCCCACAAGTACAAGTAACACACACAGCCAGTTACAGCCAACAAAAATTCACCCACAGCAATTATCCTGGGTATTTTTACGAAAACAGTGAAGTTGGTGCCATCAGTATCAGCGGTGATTTCACAGTACAGAACACCATTGAAGGTCAATACCTATTGGCAGCCATCACTTTCTTTAGAGCCTGTACAAAAATGTGGTTTGGCAAAAGCAAAGGCAATTTGGGATTTCCTCCTCCCATGGTATTCCTAAACGGATATGGCGCCAACTATCTACCCAATGTGCCTTGTGTGATCACCAGCTTTAGTCACACCATGCCCGGCGATGTTGACTATGTAGAAGTACCAATGGTCATGCCAGGCAGTGTTGGTGCTGGCGGCATTGGCGGAGCAATTGCCAATGGTGTGACCGGAGTAATGGCCGGTGGTGGTTTAAGTTCTGTACAGTCTGCACTCACAGGCGGCGTTAACAGTCTGTTGGGATCTACCATGGGTCCAAGTGGCGCAGGACTCAACGGACTACTGGGATCATTGACAGGCGGCAAATTGGGTGGCGCTGCCGGCGGTGCACAATCAACAAGATTGCCCACATCAAGTCAGTTGTCAGTCACTCTACAACCCATATACAGTCGCACAGCAGTTAGTAATTTTAATCTAGATGACTTTGCTGCCGGCAGAATGATAGGCAGTGGCAACAAGGGAGGCTTTCTATAATGGCTGCAAAATACAACAAGGCCAGCCCTTACTACAGTAGCGATCGCTTTGGCCAATTCTTAGATGTCATGATTGATAGACCCATCACCAGCCGAGCCGCTGATGTGCTGTACAAGATAGACAAAGTATACGAACATCGACCCGACCTGTTGGCATTTGACTTGTATGGCAATCCAGCACTGTGGTGGGTATTCACACAAAGAAATCCAGACATAATTCAAGACCCTATATTTGATTTCAAGTCGGGTAAAAAAATTTACATTCCTGCCAAGGACCAGTTGATGCTTGATTTGGGGTTATAACCTATGACCATCCATGTCAACTATACCACCCAAGAAGAAAAAGATGCTTCGCTGGCCCAAGAGCGCCAACAGTTAGCCGCACTGCAAGAACAACTCAATGCGGCCGATGCAGAAAGAAATGCGTCTTTTGCTGATAGACGAGTTGCCAGACAAGAACTAATTTCAGCCAAAGCTGGTGTTACAATGGCCACTCAGTCTGGCAACGCTGAAGCCATTGCCTCGGCCAATGCGCTGTATGCATCTGCCACAGCAAATTATGATCGAGCCGCCGGAGTACATGCCGCCAATGTTGAACGAGCAGACACTCTGTTGGATCGACTAAACAATGCCACAGACACGCTGGAACAAAACACAAAAGCACCTATCTTTGAACAACTGTCCCCTGCGGCACAAGCACAAGCAGCCGACACAGCCGAGGATGCGGTAGACGATAAAGAAGGTGAAGATCTAGACGATGACGAAAAAACAAACTTAAACAACACCGAAGAAGACGGTGACGAAAACGAACCCAAATTGTTAAACCAAGAAGGTGAAGACAATGACGAAAATGAGCGCGAACAACAACGAATATTGGCCAAAGCTTCTAGTAGGATTGATGCAATAAATCACCCACCTGGTGTTACAGCAGTCAATGATGTTGGTGAAATTACCATCACAGCCAAACGAGAAAGAGGAGCTGTTCCCACTTATGTTCCAAGAGACAACCCCTTACACAAATATGCCACCTACACTTACAGCATAGCGTTGTATATTTTGACCAAGGATGATATTAATCTGTTGACCACCAATCCCGAAGAATGGAAACCGGGCACAGGAAGCAAGAAGACATGTTTGATCGCCAGCGGCGGAAAAAATACTGGACCGTATCAACGAAACGAAAACTTCACAGACGACTTTTACTTTGACAGTTTAAAAATGACCACTGTGATTGGATTAAACAACAGAAGCAAATCCAGCAATGCGGTGGAACTGTCATTTAGTATTCTTGAACCTTACGGAATGAGTCTACTGGACCGTATTATTGCAGTGGCCAATGACATTGAAGCACCAAACTTTAAAGCCATGCCATATCTACTAGAAGTGGATTTCTATGGGTATGATGACACAGGCAAAACCATTAAGATCGAAGATCAGCGCAAGCGTATGCCCATACAAATAATTGAAATAAAAATTAAATCGGGTACCAAAGGCGCAGAGTACACAGTAAAAGCAATTCCATGGGCGCACCAAGCCCTGAGTCAAAGTGCTGCCAGCACACCCATCAACTTGGAAGTCAAAGCCAGTACTGTGGCTGAATTCTTCTATAACAATGCCGCTGATCAGGTGGCAGTAACAGCCACCAACAATGCAAAACAAACTGCAAACTCAGAGGCCATGCGTAAACAATCTGAACTCAAAGCCGCAGAAGCTAAAGAAGTGGCAGCCCGTCAAAAAGCGGCGGAAGAAGCCTCAATAGCAGAAGGAGTTAGTCCTCGGGAAGCATCTGGCTACAAAGTGTCAGCCGCGGCGCGAAAGCCGGCTGACCAAGAAGAAATTGACAACAACAGAGGCATTGTCAACCGAGCATTTGCTGTCAGTAGTTACTGTGGCGGTGTCAATGCTTGGTTCACAGACTTGGTGTTGAGAAAACAACGGGGAACCAAAGATCAGATACGAATTGAGTTTGGAGCCAAACCGCCAGATTGCCCAATGGACATTGGTTCCACTGCCAATAAAATCACAATACCAAACAACAAAGATTTAACTCGCAGTGCCAGCAAAGAAGACAAGCCAGTGGATGCCGCAGCCGCCGCAGCCAAGAACGCCAATCGTGTGTTCACAGATGCCAGTGCCTTTGCAGTGAGTGCAGGAACTTCAATACTGCAAGTCATTGACATGGTCATGCGAAACAGCGAGTACATCACCAGTCAAGTCAAAGATCCGCAAAACACAAAACCACAAGAACTGGCTGAAAAAGAAGGCAAACCACTTTGGTGGTACAAAGTTGTTCCCAGTGTGGAAGTGGGTCCGTACGATTATGCCATGAACAAGTTCAGTACTATAACAACTTATCATATTTTACCGTATCGTGTGTATGACAGCAAACACCCCAATGGCCCCAGCGTTGCACCACAAGGCAGTATCAAAAAATACAATTATTCTTACACAGGAAAAAATACAGATATTCTGGATTTTCAAATTGACTTTGACACACTGTTTTACACAGCAATAACCGCAGGATCTGCCAAATGGGAAACAGCTCAAATAGCCAAAGCAGAACAACAAAAAGATGACGCCAGTAAGGTAGCTTCTGAAAGCCAACCGGCAGCAGCCGAATTGGTCAACAGACAAATGCGTATAGTATCAACTTTACCACAGTCAGCTGGTGCAGGTGGAACGCAGAACGGTGTCAAGCCTGTGCTGGCAGCGGACATACAAAAAAGTCAGTACAGTAACAGTCGCGGTGACATGCTGAACTTGAAGTTAAAAATCATAGGTGATCCTGAGCTGATCAAACAAGATGACATTTACACCAACCCTGCACAAGGCGGATATGCTGACCAATCAAGATCAACAGGAGTCATGGACAACGGTAGTGTTGTGATGGACTCGGGAGAAATATTGGCTCAAGTCGAATTTAAAACCATTGTGGACATGGACGAAACCACAGGTGTACCCAGAAAAGACAAGTACGCAGAAAATGCTGTGTTCACAGGACTGTACAGAATGTTAACAGTGGAAAATACATTTCAAAACGGCAAGTTTGAGCAAACAATAGACATGGTTCGTGTACCTGATTCAATCAATTCAGGCAGTGTAGATGACAAAAAAGGCAAAGTGACCACGGATAGTAATGCACTGGGCGCAGGCACCACAGATACAACTGCCAGTGGCACAAGATCGATAGCCAGTGATCAAGACACCGCAAACGACTTCCAAGGCATTGAAATGGCATCGCCACCTGCTGCCGACCCAACCACAACAGAAGGGTATGGAGTTGACGAAGTAGGTGCAACCCCAGACGAGTCAACACTGACAGAATCACCTCCATTGAGTGATGACGACTTGCAACTGGCAGCCATAAATGAGTCCGCACCGGAAGTAAATATTGATGACTATTATGCCGCACAATCAACCAACCCCGAAACACCAGTTGTTGACTATTCAAACTACGCATAAGGATAACACATGGATTTAAGATTAGGACGCAAACTACCAGACTGGGCAGACCAAGACACCGTCGGTGGGATGAAGTTTGACAAAGGTATCTATGCTGGCATAGTCAAACTAAATGTAGACCCGTTGCGACTGGGCAGACTTCGTGTGTGGATTCCAGACTATGGTGGAAACGAAGATGATGCCAATGGGTGGCGCTGGGTAAGATATGCCAGCCCGTTCTACGGCAGTACCACACAAAACGAACACACCAAAACCAACAGCTATGATCAAACAGAAAGTGTGTATGGCATGTGGATGGTACCACCAGACATCGGCAACGAAGTACTGTGTGCATTTATCAACGGCGATCCTGATCGTGGCTATTGGTTTGCTTGTACTACCACAACAAATTTAAGTCATGGCTCTGTGCCTGCTGTTGGCAGATACAGCGAAGGCATAGATAAAGATACGGTCAAGAGTGATTTGGTAAAAAACAGTCTGAACAGGCCTGAGCCAGTTTATTTGCCTCAAGCCGAATTCAATGAAAATGATTCAGCCAACATGACTGGCGGATTTCTAACAAACAAATTACCAGTGCATGAGCCACAGGCTGAAATTATTATCAACCAAGGCCTAGACACAGATAGAACTCGTGGCGCTATCAGCAGTAGCAGTATGCGAGATGCTCCAAGCAAAGTGTTTGGAATCAGCACACCAGGTCGGGCCAACGACGGTGGAGTACAACCCAAGGTTAGATTGGGTGGACATACCTTTGTGATGGATGATGGTGACGACGCTGGCACTGATCAGTTAATTAGATTGCGTACCGCAGGCGGACATCAAATCTTGATGAATGATGCCGAGCAAGTGTTGTACATTGCCAACAGTGCAGGAACCTCCTGGCTTGAATTTGGAAATTCTGGCAGAATAAACATGTACAGTCTGAATGGGCTGGCAATTAGAACACAAGGCACACTGGACCTGCACAGTGATGCCAGCGTAAACATTCAAGGTGCCAGTGTAAACATCAAGGCTCTTGGCAGTTTGCAAATGCAAAGCAGTTCGTTGACAGCCAGAGCCAGCACTGGTATGACCTTGTACAGTGCCACAATGGGACTTGCGTCAGCAGGTGCATTGACAGTGAATGCCGGCGGAGAATTGGGCATAGCATCAACTGCCGCAGAACTAAAATTGGTTGGCACCAAGATCAGACTCAATGAAGGCGGAGTTGGCACTGTTAGAGATCCTGGTGAAATACAAAACAATGCCTTGACAGATACCAATAGAGATGCCACCACAAGACTATGGAGTGCTGTGCCTGGATCATTGCAGTCAATTGTGACTGTTGCTCCTGCTCATGAACCATGGTCAAGAAACACAACTGCTGTTGCAGCCAGTGATGCATATGGCAGTGCAACATCGCCGGTCTGTACTGACTTGGCACCAACCCCTGTTTTACCTTCGGGTAGCACAGGTGGTGCTGGGCCATTTGGAGACTGGATAGCCAAGTATGAATCTACTCCCGGCAGTTATAATGCGTTTAATCGAGGTTCTAGCCCGCCCAAGGGAACAGGAACAATTGGTGGAGAATCAATCAACCTGGTTGACATGACCATTGCAGAAATTTTGTCCAAGAGCAAAGATAACGAACCGGATCCTTACAAACGATTATTTGCTGTTGGTAGATATCAATGTATTCCTTCTACTCTTAGTGAAGCAGTAAAAAAATTAAATGTACCCACCACACAGAAATTTACTGCTGACTTCCAAGACATGCTGTTTGTCAAAGTGCTGTGCAGAGCAGGAATGGCCAGCTATCTTCGCGGCAGTAATCAAAATGACGAAGCCGCGTTGTTGCAAGCAGGTATTGCAGTGGCCTCGCAGTGGGCTTCGATACAAGACCCACGAACAGGTCGTGGCGCATACGACGGACAAGGCACAAACTCTGCTCATGGTACCGCAGCCGAGTGCAAAGCAAAATTAAAAGAACAATGGGCTTGGTTACACCAAGATCAAAATACAGTCAAGTCGGGATCGGGTGGCGCAATAACAGATGGATCAGGCAATGCCATCAAAACAGGCGCAGCCAATGATGACCTAGGAATCAAAGCTGCCGCAGGACAACCCGTGGTAAAACAAGCACCCCCGGAGTTTATGAAAAAGGCAGATGCCCCAAATCCAGACTTTTCGTTGGAAGGACGCGGTACTCCCGGAGATGCCAATGCCATCCCTGGACTGACTACTTCACAGGTCAAAGCCCTGGCAGTACAGATAGCATTTGCAGAAAGTGACAGCAATCCGGCATTTAAAACCAAGTTCAGAATTGGTCGTTATGGTATAAACGCTGTGTTGCTTTCAGAGTACGGATACATAAAACCCGACTATTTGAAAAAATACGGACAAGACGCAGTGAATCAACCAAACAGCTTGACAGGCAAAGGCGGCATTGCCGCAATTGACAGTTTTCTAGGAAACTCAACAGCTCAAGATGATTGTATGTTCAACTTCATACAAGATGCGTATAAAAAATTAACAACAAGTAGTCCCCGTGGAATTGACTTTGGGGACAGTATTTGCGTGGCCGCAGGCATGATATATGTGGCATACTTCTTTAGAGAACAGACACAGGTATTTGGCAGTGATGTTAATGCAATGGTATTGGCGGCCGCACAATGGCGTAAACAAAACACTGGCAAAGACAATGCAGGCGCTGACCCAATTAACAACTACAATCAAGGACGATATGCCATTGACATATTGAGCCAAGCACCCTCAGCCACTTCCACTGCACCGGTTGGTTCAGCAGGTCCCGGAACTGACTATGGAACTGAATCGGGCATAGATCCAACCACAGTAATAACATTCACCACAGGCTCGGGCGATTTTGCACATTACAAACAAATGCCAGCTGATGTTAGAACCGCAATGGAACTGATGGCCAAAGATTACTTTGATCAAACCAGCAAGAAACTTACAATAAACAGCTCGTACAGATCATTGGAAGAACAAACAGCCATATACAATGCTTGGGTTGCAGCCGGTGGAACAAAAGAAAATCCAAGTGCAGGCGGATATTACATGCCCAGCAAACCCAGCCCCACTAGCCCACACCCACGCAAGATTGCATTTGATGTGGCCAAAGCAGACATTGGCAAACTGAATCAATTGGGTCTGCTGGAAAAGTATAATTTTGGGTACCCATTCCCGGTCAACGACCCGGTACACATCCAGTTTGTAGGGTAAATACAGTATGGCAATATATAGAGGATTCAGCACACAAGGTCAAACCAAAAAGTTCAGAGCCACGGATGCGGCACTGATCAAACAGGACTTGATCAATCATTTTAATATCCGCAAGGGTGAAAAACTCATGAACCCAAATTTTGGAACTATTATTTGGGGAATGTTGTTTGAACCCATGACCAATGACCTTAAAACTGCCATAGTCACAGATATCACAGATATTATCAACTATGATCCTAGAGTAAATGTGAACGATGTCACTGTAAACGAGCTAGAACACGGCTTGCAGATCATAATTGACTTGACCTATGTCAACAACAATCAAAGTGATGCTCTGTTGATGAATTTCAACAAGCAAACTCAAAAAATTACCTACGCTTAATATAAGCCGTTTTTATATTGCATAAATATTAAAACAAGGTATATCTATGGCTTTAACCACTCGTCAAACTAATCTCTTGGTCCAACAGGATTGGACAAAGATCTATCAGACATTCCAATCAGCTGACTTTACCAGCTACGATTTTGAAACCCTACGCAAGACCATGATTGACTACTTGCGTACCACATATCCTGAAGATTTTAACGATTTCACAGACTCAAGTGAGTATATTGCCCTGATTGACCTGATTGCTTTCATGGGACAAAGCCTAGCATTCCGTGCAGACTTGAACGCCCGCGAAAACTTCATTGACACAGCACAGCGTCAAGACAGCGTGTTCAAACTGAGCCGCTTGGTGGGCTACAGTCCCAAGCGCAATGTGGCCGCACAGGGATTCTTAAAGATCGACAATGTCAGCACTACCGAACAGGTGTTTGACAGCAACGGAACAGACCTAACCAATTTGATCATCAACTGGAACGACAGTTCAAACGAAAATTGGTACGAGCAAATGACAGCGGTTATAAATGCCACCTTGGTCAACACACAGGTCGTGGGCAAGCCCGGCAGTACGGCCATGATCAACAATATTCAAACAGACACCTACGGTATCAGTATTATACCAAAACAAACTCCTGTTTATAGTTTTAGCTCAACTGTTGAGAATCGCACAACCACATTTGAAGCTGTCAGTGCCAGCACATCCAACAAAAGCTATGTGTACGAACCAGGCCCAACTCCTCGTAGCATTTTTAATATTTTGTACAGAAATGATAACCTGGGCAACAACAGCAACAACACTGGCTTCTTTGTATTTTTTAAACAAGGTGCCTTGAACAAAATTGACTTTAGTCTCAGCGATGCTATCCCCAACAGGTCAGTTGCTATAAATTTCAACAACATAAACAACACTGACACTTGGCTGTACGGGGTCAATGCCCAAGGCGTAGTGAATCAATCTTGGACACAGGTGGCAGCAGTGGCCGGTACAAATGTGATATACAATCAAACTGCCAATAGATCTGTGTATCAAGTCAACACTCGTGCAAACGATCAAGTTGACCTGGTATTTGGTGACGGTGTGTTTGCCAATATCCCAACAGGCAATTTTACTTTTTATTACAGACAAAGCAATGGCCTGAATTACAAAATCACACCAAATGAATTAAATCGTGTCACCATTCCCATAGCATATGTGAGCAGAACCGGACGAGTTGAAACAATGACTGTGACTGCAAGTTTGCACTACACTGTCAGCAACAGTAGCTCAGCTGAGTCACTGTCAAATATCAGAACAAATGCACCACAACAGTACTATACCCAGAATCGCATGATCACTGGCGAAGATTACAATATCTTGCCATTCAGTTTGTTTGACACCGTGGTCAAAGTCAAGGCAGTGAACCGTACCAGCTCAGGTGTTAGTCGTTTCTTGGATGTGCTGGATGTCACAGGCAAATACTCAAGTACCAATATTTTCTGTAACGATGGGTATTTGTACAGAGATGCCAATTCTATCGATTCGTTTAACTTTACATTTGAAACTGTGGGCGATGTCAATGAAATTGTCTATGATAGAATTAGACCACTGTTGAGTCTACAGAAACTTACACATTTCAGATACAACACTACTCCGCGATATGCTTTGACCGACACCACCGGGGCAAATCCAGTGTACTGGCACAGCCTCACAAATATAGCCAATGCCGGGACAGGACAATTGATCAATGCATCAGGATCTGCGTTGAGTTTTGGTAAAGGCGCTAGTATTACCACAGGAAATAGAAATTATGTCAATGAAGGTGCACTGGTCAAATTCACAGCACCCACAGGCTATTTCTTTTCTGCACAAAACACTCTCAAGAGTGGTGTAGCACAATACCAAGGCGAGAAGAACTATATCTATGCTTGTGTATTGCGCGGCACAGGAACTGAAACCAATAGACAGATGTCTATTAATCAACACATTCCTGAAGGTGCTATTGCATCCATGGTCATACCCATGCAGTCGACTGATTTTGCATTAGATACCAAGTCTGGACTAAAAGAAGATGAAGTAACAGCCACAAGATTGGCCATAGCAATTAGATCATATCAGAGTTTTGCATTACGCTACGATCTGGCCACACAGACCTGGCGCAAGATCACTTCGTCCAACATCAACTACGGAACATTTAGTCTGAACAATGTTGGCGATGCGTCGGGCACTGGACTAGATGCCAGCTGGTTGATTTCAGTGGTATTCAACAACAATCAATTTACAGTTACAACCCGTGGGTTGAACTATGTGTTTGAAAGTGTTGCGGAAACAACTTTCTACTACGATACTGCAATAAAAGTATACGACAGTAAATTGGCAAAAACATTGCATGACCAAATCACTGTGTTGAAAGTCAACCAACAAGCAGACAGTTTAAGTCCATTGGGACAAGATATCAAATGGCAAATCTACAGCAACATAGTGTCAGCTGATGGTTACAAAGATCCTACCAGAGTGCTGGTCACATTCCCAGATTCCAACAACGATGGTGTACCCGATGATCCAGACTTGTTTGATACCGTGGTCAATTCAGCAGTGAACCCCAATAAGAAATTGGTATTTTTCAAACAGGTTGTTGATTCAAACAACAATGCATTTGTCAATTTAAATCCTGTAGACTCCACACTGATAGTGGCAGACTATGCTACCCTGGGAGACATCAAGTTGGCGGCAGCAGGTTATGTTGTTGGGCAAGTATTCTACGCCACTGGCGAAAGCAAGTTCTACAGCCTACTCAGCACAGGCCCCACAGTGGTAAGTTCTGCGTTGACAAATTATGTGGCATACACTGGCCGCCAAAGCCTCAGCTTCCAGTACCAGCATGTGAGCCCCAACAATCGCAGAGTTGACCCAAGCCCTAACAATCTTATGGATTTGTTTTTATTGACCAAGGACTACTCAACCAGTTATCAAGCCTGGTTGCAGGATACCAGTGGTGCAGTGACTGAACCGTCGGCACCAACCAACGAAGAGCTGTCTAATGCCTACGGAACATTGAGCAACTACAAGGCATTGAGCGATACTATTGTGTACAATCCGGCTGCCTTCAAGCCGTTGTTTGGAGACAAAGCTGATGCCAGTTTACGAGCACAATTCAAAGTGGTGGCCAACCCCAACTTGGTCACAAGCGAAAGCGAAATCAAGAGTGCTGTGATTGCCGCCATCAATTCGTACTTTGACATCAACAATTGGGACTTTGGTGAAACTTTCTACTTCTCAGAACTAAGTGCGTATCTGCATCAAAAGTTAACTCCGTTGGTGGCCAGTATTATTATCGTTCCGGCTGATCCTCGCATTTCTTTTGGTGCAATGTATCAGGTCAATTGTGATCCAAATGAAATTATCACAAGTGCCGCAACAGTTAATAATGTAGAAGTTATCACTTCCATCACAGCCAACCACTTGAACCAAACCAACAGCTCTAGCGCACAACTCGGAATTTAATACATGGCAGCCAATACCAGCACCTTAAAGTTTTTACCAGCAATTTTTCAGACAGATACCAATGAAAAGTTTCTAAATGCAACTTTAGATCAGTTGACCTCTGAAGCAGACCTGCGTAGAATAAATGGGTACATAGGTCGTAAGTTTGCGCCTACTTATAAAACCACAGACAATTACATAGCAGAACCAACTGCCGCCAGACAAAACTATCAACTTGAGCCAACGGTGGTGGTTCAAAACAAACAAGAGAACACAGTCAGTTTGTTTTCAACCTATATTGATTTGATACAACAACTGTCAACACTGGGCGGAAATGTCACCGACCATAGCAGATTGTTTGCCAATGAAAGTTACACATTTGATGGACTGTTTGATTTCGACAAATTTGGAAACTACAACAACTACTACTGGTTACCCGACGGTCCAGCGGCAGTGGATGTATATGCCGGCACAGTTGACCGAGAAGAAACATTTACAGTTACAAGAAACCTAGCGGCCAGTGGCTATAATTTTTCAGGTAGAGGCACAGGTGCAAATCCAGTGTTAACATTGGCTCGTGGTGGAACATACAAGTTCAATCTGGGACAGCAAGGCAATCGTTTCTGGATTCAAACCGAACCGGGTATATCTGGCACAAAAGTGTCACAATCAAATGTCAGCACCAGAAACATATATGGTGTTGCCAGCAACGGCGCCAGTGTTGGACAGATCGTGTTCAATGTGCCAAGGAAAACAGCACAAGATAGTTTTACTCAAATGAAGTTGGCTGCCACAGTCAATATAGCAACAACCTACGGGTACAAGCAGATACAACACCAAATGCTGAGTGTGTTGTTGAAAACATATCCTGGTGTGTTTGATGGAATCACCACAGACTTAAACAAAAAAACTTTGATCTTTGTCAACTCAGAGGTAGACGCTCTTCAGTGGGAAACACCTGGTGTATTTGACAAAGTAGACGAACCGTTTGATTATGCAGCCTACGATCCAGGAGAGATAGTTGCACAAGCCGATCGCAGAGGTGTGTGGACCATTGACCTTCAACCATCAGATGATGGTGACTACTTGATTGTGCTGGTGCCAGGCACAGCAGTGGAAACAAACCAACGAGTGTATGTGTCAAGTGGTGTAGACAATGCCAATCAACAGTACTGGCTAGAACGCACTGGGTTTTATTCAATAATTCCAGAAAATACTGCCGCATTTGACAGACTATATTATCAAGACGGCACCGATCCCAACTTGTTTGGACTGATACAAATTGTTGATGCCGAAGGCTACAGTATCGATGTTGCCAACGATATCATTGGACAAAAATCATACACCAGTCCCAATGGTGTTATCTTTACCAACGGATTAAAAATTCAATTTGATAACACAGTCACAGATCCACAATACATCAACAACGAATATTATGTTGAAGGAGTTGGCTCATCGATACAGTTGGTAAAAGTTACAGATTTGGTTACCCCTGAAGCTTATGCTGTCAGCGGCCTGGTCACTCCTGACTATGTTACCATCAGTAGAGACAGCATAGACCACAATGCCTGGAGTCGTAGCAATCGTTGGTTCCACATTGATGTAATTCAGGCCACGGCAACTTACAACAACACAGTGGCATCACCTGACCAAGCATACCGTGCTCAAAGACCCATTATTGAGTTTGAAGGACATTTACAATTATTCGACGCAGGTCGAGTGGCCAAACAACCGGTTGATTTGTTGATCAACGATGGCACCATCACCGACGCAATGAATCAACTTGAAGGCACTTTGGTCACTGCGTCACCAACCACGGTGCTGTTAGAAGTTGAAAACACAGATCCAAGTTTTGGAATCATTGACATCTATGCCGCAGGCATTGGTTATCAAATTGATGACATACTAACAGTCAGCGGAACAGTTTCAACTGTGGCTTGGACTGCTGGCGGAACAGCCACAGCTGGCACCTATTATCTGTACAACAACAATTATTATCTTGCCATGAACTCCGGCAAGTTTTCAACAGAATTGCCGGTGCACACAAACGGCACAGCAGACAATGGCGCTGTATCATTGCTGTACTCCGGCACAAAAGCCACTTTGAAAGTCACCGAAGTCACCGAAACTGGCGGCATCGTTAAACTAACAGTATCCAGCGGCGGTGCTTTTGCAACTCCGGTTGTAAGTGCAGTGAGTTTAACTGGTGGTCAAGGAACTGGTGCAAGAGTGAATCTAACATATAGATTACAAAGCATAAACTTTGATTCACATGGCAGCGGATTCTTCTACGATGCAGAACCCACTGTGACCATCAACTCAACTTTCCTGTGGTCAGCCAGGGCAACAGCAGAGCAGTTTAAATATTATTCGTATGTGGATACAACTGATGCTGCCAAACCAATTACTTACTACTATCAGGCCACCAATAGTGGAACATTTGCATATACCGCCCCATCGCATACATCGGGCACTACACTGAATGGAGATGTGAGTTTACAGTTCTTGGGCGTAACCAACACTCCAACTTGGCAAGCACCCGATGCTTGGACCACATGGGCGTCCACAGGCACAGCAACTCTAAACAATTATTATACATACGGTAACAAGTACTACCAAGCCACAGGGGCAGGCACATTTGGTACCACAGGACCAACGCACACCACTGGTTCAGTGACAAACGGAACAGTTCCTTTGTTGTACAAGGGCCGAGTGCTTAATCTCAACACCAACGGAGTTGAACTGTCGGCGCCAAGCATAAAATCTGTAACAGTCAACAAGTCTAGAGTGTATTCATTGACATTTGCAACCAAAGGCGCTGGATATACTGCAATACCAAAAGTTACACTTTCAGCTCCAACGGCAATGACATCTGCCAGAGCAGTATTTGCTGATGACTTTGACCCCAGTGTAAAAAATTCTGTTTTTGTGATATCTGCAATAGATACCACAGCAGGTTCTACCAGCGATATGAAAGTGCATTTGGCATTGGCCGACGACTACGAAGTGGCAGAAGGCAATTGCATAAATGTCACAGCAGGCGACAATGCCGGACTCAACTTCTGGTACAACGGAACCAATTGGAATCAAGGACAGCTAAAAACATCAGTTAATCAAAACCCGCTGTTTGACATTGTTGATTCGATGGGCATCAGTCTTGGTGATACAGCATATTATCCAGTCAGCAGTTTCAAAGGAACTGCAATATTTTCCTACAAAGTGGGAACAACCTACAACGACAAAGTGCTGGGCTTCCCACTGAGCTACAGAAACTTCAACAGCATCGGCGACATACAATTTACCAACAACTTTGATACAGAAATTGTGACCTATGCCAGCGGTGCCAGCACAGTATCTATTCCGGTAAATTACAATTTCTTAAAACAGAACACAGATCTTGTCACATATCGTAACAGAAATATCTGGACCAAGAATATTGAAAATACCAAGCAGTATCAGATATTTTCTTTTGCTTATACAACCAGTAACTATTTTCCAGTGGACATACTGCCTGAAACAGAAAATGCCACGCCCTATACCAAGGTTTTTGTCAACAACCAACTGTTAAAGAGCAGTGATTATTCTTATGCTCTTGTTGGCAACAGACAAACAGTTAGAGTCGACTATACTTTGTTAAAAGAAAACGACAAAGTTGATATTTTGATCTACAGCAAATCTGTTAGCAAAAAAGGATATTATGAAATCCCAAACAGCTTAGATTACAATAGTAAAAATGCCAACTTTTCTTCATTGACTCTGGGTCAAATCAGAAGCCACATAACCAAAATAAAAGAAAATACCAAACTGGCAGTGGATATCGGCAGCACTTTTTCTGGCCTACGAGACATACGATACAAAGGCAATGGCGGTAATATTGTACAACAAAGTGCGCCAGCCATGTACAGTAATATTTTCTTAACAGATAAGAATTTAAATTTTGCACAAAGTATTGATCATTCTGCTCGCGAATACACAAGGTTTAAAAACAAATTCCTTGAGTTGGCTACCAAATTAGACACTGTCACAGTGAACAACATTGCAGATAGCGTTGATGCAATATTGAAAAACATCAACAACATTAAAAATAAAACTTTCCCGTGGTACTACAGCGACATGGTACCGTACGGTGACAATGCCAATGTGATCAATTACAGCATCATCAATCCATTGACCAAACAGTACGAAATCACGCAGGTGTTTGTAGATACCAAACTGAGCAATCTGGCTGTGCTGGTATACTTGAATGGTGTGCAACTTGTTAACGGTATTGATTTTGCATTCCTACAAGATCGCAGTGCTATTTTGCTTGATGACGCCGTTACATTAACAGTCAACGACAAATTAAAGATTGTTGAGTACAACAATACAGATGGCAGTTTTGTGCCAGAGACTCCCAGCAAGCTGGGCTTGTATCCAAAGTTTGCGCCACAGAGATTTGTTGACTCCAGTTATATAACACCGGTGGAAGTAATACAGGGGCATGACGGATCAATCACACCGGTGTTCAATGATATTCGCGACGACTTGTTGTTAGAATTAGAAAAGCGTATTTACAACAATATTAAGATCAACTATGAAACACACATATTTGATTTGTATGATCACCTGCCAGGCAAGTTCAGAGACACAGATTACACATTGACTGAATTTAATCAAATACTGAGCAACAAGTTTTTGCGTTGGGTCGGCGACAACCGTGTAGATTACAGCACCAACAATTACTTTGTATCAGGCAATGCTTGGACCTGGAACTATAAAAAATTCAAAGATAGAATTGATGGCAGTATGTTGCCAGGCACTTGGCGTGCCATTTTCAGTTACTTCTTTGACACATACCGTCCCAACACACACCCCTGGGAGATGTTGGGCTTTGGTCAAAAACCCACTTGGTGGGAAGACCGTTATGGACCAGCACCATACACCGGCGGCAACAAGTTGTTGTGGGATGACCTAGAATTGGGTTATATCCATGCAGGAACCAAAGCCGGCATAGACAAACGATTTGCTCGTCCTGGCTTGAGCCAAGTGATACCGGTTGACGAATACGGAGATTTGTTAAGTCCTGAGAAATGGGCCACCAGTTCGTTTGACAGCTTGAAAGCCAACAGCAGTTATAGTGTGGGCGATCAAGGACCGGTTGAGTTTGCTTGGAGAACCAGCAGTTATTTCCCATATGCACTTCAGTATGCTCTGGCTCTGAGCAAGCCTGGTTACTACTTTGGCAGCTTGATCAATGTTGATCGTTACTATCGCAATACCACAATTGACCAATTGGTCAACACAGAATCGCATCAGCGTATAACACCAACAACAGTAGTGATCAACGGAGATACCACCACAGGTACAGCAGTTCGTAGTGCTGGATATTTGAACTGGATTAGAGATTATGTGTTGAGCATTGGTATAAATCCTGTGACTGCATTGCGTACATATTTGGATACAGTCAATGTTCAGCTGGGATACAAAGTTGGCGGCTACACAGATAAAAAATTCATCGAAGTGTTGGCCGAGCAAGGATCGCCAACCAACACCAGCAACAGCATTGTTATTCCAACAGAGAACTACAGTATTCAATTGAATTCCAGTACTCCAATCCGTAAAGCAGTCTACAGTGCAGTGGTGGTTGAGCGTACAGAAAACGGATTCACAGTCAATGGCTACAACCAAAACAGTCCTTTCTTTACAATCATACCCAGTCAGGCCAACAATAACTTTTACCTGGTACAAGTATTGAAGCGTCGTGGAGTGGTTTACAAAGATTATCAGAACATAAAATTAACAGTTCCGTATGGCTTTGAGTTTGGCACAGAACAAGAAGTGGTGGACTTTTTGATCAGCTACGGCCGTTACCTGGTAGCACAAGGTTTTAAATTTGAAACACAAGACGACAATCTGGGCGAAACTAGAAACTGGGTGCTGAGTGCCAAGGAATTTTTAAATTGGGCACAGCAGGGCTGGAAACCTGGCAACATTATTGTACTGAGTCCGGTTTATAACGAATTGGTAAACATACAGGCCGATGGAGTAATCAATGTAATTGACAACACTCCCAATGGTACAAAGGTGCTTGACCAAAACTTTGATTTTATCAAGAACACACAATTTACAGAAAGTCGCATTGGCAACAAGTTCACATTAAAGAGCTTGTCCAATCAAACCATTTGCCTGGCAGATCTCACTGTGGTGCAGTATGAACATGCTGTGTTGTTTGACAATGTCACGGTGTTCAATGACATTTTGTATGTTCCTGAACTTGGCAATAGACAATTCCGATTAAAGTTGATTGGAAGCAAAACAGGATCTTGGGCAGGTACATTGAGCCCACCAGGGTTTGTGTACAACAACACCGTTGTCGATGCCTGGCAACCGGGTGTTGACTATCTGTTGGGCAGTATTGTGCAGTATAAAAATCTATATTATACAGCATTGACTGATATTGTTGCCAGCTCAGAGTTTGTGCAAGACAAGCAGTGGAGACAAATCAATCAGACTGATGTTAAAACAGGTTTGTTACCCAACTTTACTCACAGTGCCACAAGACTGCAACAAGTGTATGATGTTGACAATTTGCCCAGCGACATGACGCTGGAGGGATATGGCACCAGTTTGATCGGATTCCGCAAGCGCGGCTACTTGAGCAATTTTGGTCTAGATGAAACCAGTCAGGTAAAATTCTTTCAAGGATTCATCAAAGAAAAAGGCACATTGAACGCCATCACTGGACTGACCAATGCCCGAGTAAACGAATGGGCCAGCGGCATCGACATATACGAAGAGTGGGCACTTCGTGTTGGTGAGTACGGATCGTTGACCACTGACCAAATAGTAGAAGTTGTGCTGGATGAAACAGTAATTACTGCCAACCCAACTGCAATACAATTTATCAACAGTGGCGAAATAGAACCATTGAGCGATGTGGTCAGCTTCCAACCTGCTGACTTGTACAAAGCACCGTCAGATTTTAGCAAAAACTTATTCTTCAATCGCGATGGAGTAACAGAAACCATCAACGATATTCAAACTGCTGGATACCCCAGTTTGATTGATGTGGACGACACATTGTTTAGTTTTACAAACTACAGTGAATTAGATAAAGTCCTCAGCAAAGTGGGCCCTGGATATTACATTTGGGTGGCCAAAGATTACACCAACGAATGGAATGTGTATCGAGTCACTGAGACACAGATAAATGTAGAAAATATATCCTACAACATCGACAATCTAATGACCATTGCTTTCACAGACAACCCAGGCCTGGCAAGAGGTGATGTGTTTGCAATAAAATCATTTGATTCAAGATTTGACGGATTTTATCAAGTATATTCGGTCACCAACACCACCAAAGTACAGGTTGCAATCACAAACAATGCAACTGGGGTCAGCACAGGTGTTGACAACTCCAGAAACAGCACCATCAAAGAACTCAAGAGTGTGAACGGCTATGGTGTTTTTTACAAACTGCAATTAGCTAGACTAACCAGCCTGTTGGATGCCAATGCATTGATTCCGTTGAATGGATGGGAATCAGGCGACAAACTATGGGTTGATACTGCCGATGCCAACGGCAACTGGGGTGTGTTTAACAAGGTTGATGCCTGGCAAGAAAATACTCAAGTGGTAACCGACGAAGCTGCCAGTGTAAACGGTCGTCTTGGTACCACCATTACCAGCAACAAACTGGCCAACAACTTCTTTGTGGGGTCTCCGCAATATAACAATGTTGATGGATCCACAGGTATTGTCAAAACTTTCTCTAGATCCGGTACAACGGTAAGACAAACAAGTAAATTTGATCCAAGATCAAGTTCGGTTGGTAATTTTGGACAAACAATCACAGCATCAGACTATACTGTGGCCATTGGTGCACCAACAAGTAATTCTACCAAGGGCTATGTTTATATACAAAACTTGGCCACTGCCGCACTACAGATCATAACAAGCAATACCGCTGCCACCGGTGATTATTTTGGTAATGCCATTACCATTGGTGACGACAATGACTGGATGTATATTAGTGCACCGGGTGTAAACTCTGTGTATGTGTACAACTATCAAGACGGTGTATCGCTAAAGAGCAACACAATCACCTATACCAACACATTGACATCGGTTGTTGTGGTGAATGGTAGTGCCAACATTACAGTGGTATTACCCACAACACTTGACAGCAGTTTGTTCCTTCCCGGAACACCAATTGGCGATTCAGCTCATGCTTATGTACCTGCAGGCACAACCGTGTTGTCGGTTGCAGGCAATGTGATAGTAATGTCGCAGGCAGCAATTGCTGACAGTTCTAACGCTACAATAGGCATTGCCCCCACACAGTATCAATTGAGTTACACACCGGTTAGCAAGTATGCCCTGGCCATCGGCGATCAATATAGAAACTATGTGGTTGATGTTGATTTTACTGTATCAGGCGATACAATTACTTTTGTCAACCCACCTGCCATTGACGGAACTAAGATTTCTGTTGTACATACAAATTATTACAACAACATTGGTGTTGTTCCAACTCCAGCTGATGTTGTTGCTGGGGATAAGTTTGGTGAGTCAATGACCATGACCGATGATGCCAAAACATTATTTGTTGGCGCCCCAGGACAAAACAGCAACACCGGAGCTGTTTATGTGTACAAACGATTTGAGGAAAGTTACAAGAGCAATTTAGATAATATATATGACTCGTCTAAGTCTTTTGGAACATACACAAAAGTTTATATTGACGACTTGATTCAAGACAGTGCCACTTATACAGTAACTGGTGGAACACGATTGAGTTTTAATACTCCGCTGGTTCTAGGTCGTGTTGTTTCGATTGTTGCCACAGATTGGGTATTGGTGCAAAAGATCACCGAACCTGCTGGCGCACCAGGAAACAAGTTTGGTACTTTGATCACTGCCGATCATATGATGGGATCGACATTTTATGTGTCGGCTCCAAACACTCCACAATCCACAGGTGAGGCTGGTGCTGTTTATAGATACACAGACACAGCAAAGGTCTTGGGCAGTATCACAGCGGCATCAAATCCTGAATATGTCAAACGCTCCATCATCAACGGTGGTGAAACTTTTAACAGCAACATCGGCTTGTATATCAACGGATACTATGTTAACCTTGGTTCAGCGGTGCAATCGGGTAATGTATACTATCCAGGTACAACGCCATCGACTGCCAACATTGATATCCCCGATGGGTATGCATATCCGGCAGTATGCTCCACATTGATCAACGCGGCCAAAATACCTTTGGTAACTGCCAGCACTGTTGCTGACGGATTCTTCACCATTACCAGTGCAAATCAAGTGGCACAGAACAAATTGTCTGTGGTTCCAAATGGATCAAACCTGTTCAGTCAAACAGGCCTGGCCAACTACAGTTTGGATCAAGTGATCACGCACCCTGCTGGAAGCATTGGGTTTGGATTTGCAAGTCAAATCAAATACAGCCCAGAAACAGCAACTTTACTAATTTCTAGTACCGAAGACAACATCTACTATGTTGCAGAAGTAGACACCGGTAAAACCACATATGATCAAAGATCTACCAGAGTGGTAGATGTTGTTAGATCATCTGGCAGTGTTTATGTCTATGAACTGTTGAACGATGTCAACACTGGAACTACCAACACAGGATTAATGAGTTATGTACAACACATCAAATCAACTGGTCTAAATGAATACGATCAATTTGGTCAAGGACTGGACATCAACAAAGACTTGATTTTGATTGGCGCTCCAGGCAATGATAGTATTGCATTGAACGCAGGTGCGGTACATGTTTACACAAACATAGATCAGTTGCAAAGTTGGAACAAAATTCGATACCAAGAAGCCAAGGTTGATCTTGACAACATCAACCGACTCTTTATCTATGATAAAACAACCAACTTGGTACAAGCAACATTGGACTACATTGATCCTGTAAAAGGAAAGATACTGGGCATAGCCGAACAAGATCTAGATTTTAAAACAGCATTGGATCCTGCAATATACAATGCTGGAAATAGATCTGATGTTGCCATCAACAGCGGGTATCACTGGAATGAGCGACAAGTTGGTAAACTATGGTGGAACTTGAATAACCTAAGATACATTGACTACGAACAAGGCGATTTAATTTATAGAACCAACAATTGGGGTAAACTGTTTCCTGGAAGTCAAGTGCAGGTTTGCGAATGGGTAAAGAGCAAATTCCCTCCAGCGCAATATGTGGCCAACGGCGGAGATGGATCTCCCTTGTACACCAACGCTTACTGTGTTGTGACCACGGTGATCAGCGGAGTGGTCACACCTGAATACTACTACTGGGTGGTCAACAAACAAAGTGCCGCACCAGGCAAGCACTACAGCGTTTCAATACTGTCCAACATAATTGAAAATCCGCAACTTCAAGGTATTCCATACGGCTTCATGTCCAAGAACAATGCAGTTGGTCTGGTCAATGTACAAAATTACTTGAATGCCAGCGATGCTGTACTGCACATCGATTATCAAAAGGTACACAACGAAAATAGTGTACACGCCGAATATGAACTGGTCAATGAAGATCAACCAAACATTCAACTGCCGGCCAGAATTGTTGACAAATTGATCGACAGCCTGTCTGGCATTGACTCAATTGGTCAAGTTGTTCCGGACCCAACATTAACAGAATCTGCAAAGATTGGATTAAGTACCAGACCTGTGCAGACTTTGGTACTCAACAAGTCACTGGCTGTGGAAAACTTTGTCAAGTATGTGAACGGTGTGTTGATCAGATATCCCATTGTGTATCAATACAGCCTGCTGGGCATAGAAAAAGTTGATCCTATCCCAGCGTCAACCGAGTATGACAAGATCGTTACCACAGTTGAGGACATTGGATACATTGATACCAGCGCATCCATAGCCAATGCTTTGCCTGTTGGTTACAGAGTATTGGTCACCTCCGACAGTTCCAACAGCGGCTTGTGGACAATCTACACATTAGATGCCAGCAGAGCATTTGCCATCAGCCGTATTCAGTATTACAACACTGCATTGTACTGGGACAAAGTTGATTGGTACGCAGAGGATTATGATCCAACTGGTCGCATCACCTACACAGTGACAGCATACAAAGATATTGCCGCACTTACCCTGACTGCCGGAGATGTTGTAAGAGTCAACTACGATGACAACGGACAGTTCTCTATCTATAGAACCAACACAGATCTAACTCTAGAACGAGTTGGTATAGAAAAAGGAACCATACAACTCAAATCGACCTTGTATGACCTGGCATCTGGACAAATGGGTTGGGACGAAGATCGATTTGACACAGTACGATTTGACCAAACCCCCGGCATTGAAATTCGCAACATATTGATAGCTCTGCGTGACGACATCTTTATAGATTCTCTGGGTGCAGAGTTCAACAAGTTGTTCTTTGTGATAGTCAACTATATTTTACAAGAACAAAAGTCAGTGGACTGGATATTTAAAACCAGTTTTATCAGTATCTTCCATAAGTTACGGGAACTGAGCCAACCTCCAAGTTTTGTACTGGATAATCAAGGCTACTACCTCGACTATATCGACGAAGTCAAGCCGTATAGAACCATTGTTCGCGAGTATGTGGTTGACTACACAGGTTATGACACAGTTGAAAGCAATGTAACAGACTTTGACTTGCCAAGTTTATATAATAAAACACTGGGCAAGTATCGTCCGCCTAGTGGTGAGTTGACCGGAGATACCACACTGATCAATACCACACCTGAGTACCAGTATTGGAAACAGTATCACACTTACACAGTGGACACCATTGAAATCAGTAGCCCTGGTGTCGGCTATGTGATTGAGCCATCTGTTGTTATCACTGGTGGTGGTGGCACAGGCGCAACAGCAACAGCCGCAATCTGGGGCAATGGTGCAATCAAATCCATCACAGTGACCAATCACGGAACAGGATACACTTCTAGACCCGAAGTAAGAATCAACGGAACCGGCACCGGCGGCCTGGCTGCGGCACGAATCAGTAATCGCACAGCAAGACAGTTTGACAGTGTGTTGAAATTTGACCGTACAGCATACGATTCCAATGTGTCATTGTGGACCAGTGCCAACAGTTACACAGTGGGATCAACAGTTGCTTACAATGGTCAGGCATATCGTGCCGCAGCCAATATCAGCGCATCTGTCAACTTCAACTACGATACATTTAAACTATTGACCGGCGCAGAAGTTGGCAACGCCAATGACCGAGTAATTGCCTACATTGCCAGCAACCAAGTTGACAATCTAGATACCACCACAGCACTTGGCAGTGAAGTTGCTCGCGCACACGATAATCGCTATTGGTTAACCCAATACTTCACTGGCATTGAATACCCTGGTGTAAAAATACAAGGATTAAAATTCAATGCCAATGTGGCAGATCAACAGTTGCTAGATACTGTGATTCAAAGTCGTTATGTTGACACCGGCTTGGGAAGCAGACCCGAGGACATCAACATAGACGGCGGTGCATACATTGACTACTACTCAAGCCATGCACCAGAAGAACTACTGCCCGGTGTGATGCATGAAAGCATAGACATCAGTGTGTTCACCCAAGAAGTGGTAGGATCTTCAAATTCGTCTGTGGTTCCAGGCGGTGTTACATTTGCCTATAGAGAATTTTTTGATATCAATGGCAATCACAACTATTACCGAATCAGCGGATTTGCAACAACTTATCTAGTGGCCAATGTTGATATTACTTCAGACAATATTCATGTCAGTAACAGTTCAGGGCTGCCAAAACCCGACACATATTTGGCTGTGCCTGGTCGTATATTCATTGGCGGCGAGTTGATAACTTATTGGGAAAACGACACAGCCAACAACACATTGAGAAATATTCGACGAGCAGTTGGCGGCACATCAAATCAATTGCATGTAGAAGGCGCAACTGTGTATGATGTCAGCAAGGCTCAAGCAATTCCGGACATAAAACCCAGAACTGCAATAATTACCAGCAAAACTGCCTACGAAAAACCGGGTCCGGATTCCAGGGATTATAGCAGTGACAGCACAATAAACTATTGGAGGTCGAATGCCATCAGTTCTGTGTTTACTGTGGCCGACAACCCCACTTATAAAGTGGCTTTGACAGGGAATATCACAGCCAACATTGGCGATGTCATTACTCAACGCTACAGCAATGCCAATGCAATTGTTCGCGGCAATGTAAGTAGCAGTAAATCTGTAGCAGTGATATACAATTCAGGATTATTTACCACAGCCAACGCAAACTGTGTGCTGTATGTGAACGGAACTATCACCACTGTTGCGCCAAACACAGTTGCCATATTGGGTGCAGTTGGTGCCGATGGCACAGTTCGAGTCACATCAACTGATGGAAATATCATAATCAAGCAGGATCATTTGGCCTGGTTAGATTATGATTTTAGAGATCAAGGTTTGCAGTTCCAGGACTCAGACAACTTGCCTGCCAGGAAGTTCCTGGGCGAAGGCGCAACCACATCTGTGTTGAATCTGGATGACTATTATACTAACGAAGATGATACAACTACAGTAAATAACATAATGATGACAGAAAACAACCAATTGTTAATTAAGGAATAAAAATGGCGATTAAATTTAGTCAATTACCAAAAATAGGCTCACTGAGTTCCAATGTAATTTTGCCGGTGGTAACCATAGGAACATCGTCCAATGTGCTGGGAGTTGCAACATACTCTGTGTTCAGTGACTTTGTTAACTTGGTCACCAGCAATACCATTGCCAACTTACAGAGCAGTATCTCAAGTTTGCAATCTAATGCAGCCACACAAGACACCAGCATAAACTCGTTGAGCTCCAGCATAAGCGGACACACAACAACCATCAACATACACACAGGACAAATCAGTTCATTGCAGTCCAACAGCGTGAGCTTGGCAGCCAATATTGCCAATGTCAGTAGTACAGTATTGGGTGGCGTGGTCAACAGCATAACAGTAACAACACCACTGAGCAAAACAGGCAATGCAACTTATCCCAACATATCAATTGGTTTTGCGTCTACCAGCACTGACGGGGTATTGACCAGCACCGATTGGAACACTTTCAACAACAAAGCATCCACTGCGGCCCCAACATTTAGTGGTACAACCACTGTGGTAACACTGGCCACTGGCAATGTTGCCCCAACTTCCAATGCAGTATCTAACATTGGATCAACCAGTGCATATTACAATAGTGTGTTTGGTATTAACTTTTATGGTAAATCTGTTTCGTCACAGTATGCTGACTTGGCAGAAATGTACTTGCCCGATGCCGAATACCCAGTGGGCACAGTGGTAATGATTGGCGGCACTGCGGAAATTACCGCTTGTCAACCCGACGCCAGAGCCATTGGTGCCATAAGTGCCAACCCTGCATACCGAATGAACACAGACCTAGAGAACGGAGTATTTGTGGCTCTTAAAGGCCGAGTACCAGTGTTTGTAAACGGTCCAGTACGCAAAGGACAAGACTTGGTGGCCGACACCTGCGGGTGCGCCATTGCCAATTCAACCCTAGTTGACGGTAAGGTGTTTGCAGTGGCATTGGAAACCAATGACGATGCCGGCATTAAACTGGTTGAAGCCTTGATTTTGTAAGCAAAAATAGCGATAAATAACATATGGAACAAGATAAACAGCAGGATAAACAACAAATGCAAACTCAAAAGCCCGAACGCAAACCCGATGAAACCGGCGGAATTCATGTACAAGGTCATATCAAGATCCATGACCCCGAGTCCGGCGAAGTTTTCATCAACAAACGCAATGCTATACACTACGAAAACATTTCTGTAGCGTTAGCTCAGAACTTGGGAAACAAAGCTCAGAGTTTCATTTACGAAATGCACTTTGGCAACGGTGGTACAGCCGTTGACCCCACTGGCGTTATCAGTTATTTGCCAGCCAACACTAACGCACAGAACAGCAACTTGTACAATCCCACATATTTCAAGATTGTGGACAATACCAGCGTCAAGAACACAGACCCTGCTAGAAACAAGATCACAGTGCTACACACACCAGGCAACATCTATACCGACATCTTGGTTACTTGTTTGCTGGACTACGGTGAGCCAGCTGACCAAGCGGCCTTTGACAACAGTCAAAGCCTGAACGGTGACTATGTGTTTGACGAATTGGGACTAAAAGCTCGTAGCCTTGATGGCAGCGAAGGTCTAACCACCACAGGCTTGTTGTTGACCCATGTGGTTTTCCATCCTGTACAAAAGAGTCTGAACAGACTGATTCAAATCGATTATACTGTGCGAATTCAAACTCTAACCAACTTGAGTTCACTAGGATAATACAACAATGAGCTATACCATATACAAAAGTAACGGACTACAACTACTGACTTTATTGGACGGTACACTAGATACCAGTACTGGCCTGAACCTGGTAGGTAAGAATTACATCAACTATGGTACAGTTCAAAATGAAAATTTTGTTTGGCTGTTGGAGAATCAAGCCAGTGATACTGCTCCGCTGTACCCATTAACTGGTCAATTGTGGTATGACACCAGCACAGCCACTTTGAAATACTACGATGGCACAGCCTTTAATCAATTGGCCAGCGCAGGAACTTCCACAGTCACGGTGGGACAACTTGAAACACGATTGGCATCCAATGTGGCCGCCTTGTACTCGGGTCTCACAGCCAATGTGATAGCAGTCACAGGCTTGGTCACGGCGGCCAACACAGCAATGCGACTGTATGTGGATGCCAACAACGCCATACAGTTGTCGCAGATCACTGCGGCAAATTTGGCCATTGGCGATATAGAAGCCAACATTGGCTCATTCTACACCTGGGCCAATACACACTACGGAACTAGTAATTATTCAAATACTGATACAGCTAGTTATTTAACGGTATCTCCGGTCATTACTGGTATCAATGCCAATGTGTTGGCGGCCAATGCGGCCATCACTGCTGCCAACATTGCCATGCAGATATATGTTGCAGATCTTAATACTGCACAATCCACTAGAATAACTGGAACCAATTCAGTAATCAACACCTTGGCCGCCAATGTTGGATCATTCTACACTTGGGCCAATGCCAATTATGGTACTAGCAATTACGGCAACACCTCGGTGGCCGCATACTTGCCAACCAGCACGGTGATCACAGGCATCAACACCAGGATAGGCAGCGTAGAGTATAGTGTCACTGATGCCAATACCGCAATGAAGAATTATGTAGATGCTGGCAACTTGGTGGTTTCTAATAGAATTACCGCAGTGACAGCTGGCGCAACCACTTTGCAGACCAATCTTCAAGCATTCCAAACCTATGCCAACACAACTTTTGGTACCAGTTCGTATTCCAATGTTATATTGGCCGCCAACCTGCGAGCCCTGGCCAGCAATGTGTCAACCACTGCCAACATTATTGCAACACAGAATGTGTATTCCAATGGTAACATTGCAATGACTTCTAATATTGCTCGTAATGTCTATGTAAGTTCGGTGGCTCCGACACAGTATCAAGGCAACCCGGGTGATATTTGGTATCAGACATTTTAATATATGATAGCTACTAGCAACGTTAGCTCAAATTCATTTTCTATCCCAATGGGAAGTTTCCCATCTGCGACTAATATTAATCAACTCGGGTTGTTAACTCCTACACAGATAGCAACAGCATACAACATGCCACCTTCTACTGGTTCTAACGTTAAAATTGGAATTATTAGTTTGGGAGGCGGTTGGAACGCAACAGATTTTAATAATTCTATGCGTGATATGGGGCTAAATTCACTGGTTACTAGTGCTAACATTACTACAGTGCTGGTAGACGGTGCATCGGGTACATTTGGAGTTAGCGATGCTGACGGCGAGAATACCCTTGACTTATACTGTGTAGCCGGCATAGCACCTAAAGCTAATATTGTTATATATATTGGAACACAGTCTGGGCCTAATTACGGAACTACTAATCCGTTAGTGACCCCATCGCAGAATTTAACAACAGGATTTGGTAATCTTATTAATCGTGCTGTAAATGAAAACTGTGATATTATTTCTATTAGTTGGGCATATCCAGAATCATTTATCAGTAGCGGAACAACTTATTATTTTGGAGACTGGCTTGCGGCCCCTTTAGCAAATGCTGCCGCAAAAGGTATCAGCGTTCTAGTCGCATCTGGCGACTACGGCAGTGAATGGTACGCCAATGCAAATATAGTTAGTGTTTCTTATCCAGCAACAAGTTCAAATGTTATTGCTGTCGGCGGAACTAATTTAACGTTAGGTGCTGGCAATGTTCGAGTATCGGAAATAGTTGAAAATAGAGATCCTTTGTTTACAGAAATGGGGTGGGGTAGCGGCGGCGGAATAAGCACAACTATTCCTGTACCAAGTTGGCAATCTGGATTAACATACAAACGCTATTTTGTATCTAATTTAACTGCTAGTTCTCCTATTACATTAACTACTCGAGGAATCCCCGATATTGCTGGGCCGATGAATGCTTATGCTATGTGGTTTAACACTCCGACTGGATATGGTGGCACCAGTGCCGCAACACCTATCATGGCAGGAATGTTGGCTAGATTTATGTCATTAACTGGCGGACGCAGACCTATACCTAATGCTATACATCCTGTACTATACGGAAACTTAAATGCGTATTATGATATAACAACAGGCAATAATGCTACAACAACATATCTAAACGGATACGCCGCAAGCTCAAATTGGGATCCTGTAACAGGCGTTGGGGTGCCGTGGGGCAATGTAGTCTATCAAATGGTAAGTTCTGGTGGGACAACTATTAAAACAGATGCAAATACTTGGAGTTATGTATCTAATGTGCGAGTAAAAACAAGCGCAACAACTTGGGCAAATGTTCGAGCAATCTGGAACAAAGATTACGACACAGGCGACTGGAGACAGGTATTCTAACATGGCTAACCAACTAGTTAAACGATTTGTATACAACGGTGGCACAGAGTCATTTACTGTACCTGGCGGCTTTAAACCCGAAGTTGATGTTTACCTTTGGGGGGCTGGCGGAGGAGCCGGCGGCGAAGATGGCAATGGCCCTGCAGGTTCGGGCGGCGGCGGTTGGTACTATAACAACACCGTTACTCTTAATTCAGGCGACACAGTATTGGTTGCAGTTGGTGGACCCGGCGGAGGTGGCAGTAGCAGTTCCGGCGGAGGTGGCGGTTCAGCTGGCGCAGGATACACAGCGTCAGTCGACGGAAAATATCTAAATGGTGGCCGTGGCGGAAATGCAGGACCTTCGGGTTGGTCGGGTGGCGGAGGCGGGGGCGGAGGAGCCACCTTGTTGCTGGTCAATGGAACAACAGCCTATTTTGCCGCCGGAGGTGGCGGAGGTGGCGGAGGTTCAAATAACCGCGGAGCCTACTCCGCCAGTAATCCTACCACCGTTACCAATGGAAATTCCACAGGTGGTGACTGTCCCGGTGATGGTGGCGGAGGTGGCGGAGGTGGAGGTGGTAGTGGTGCTGGAGGCAGCCCGGGATACGATAATGCATATGGCGGACTTGCAGGCAGTGCAGGTAGCTCCAGCTCAGGGGCAGTGGGTGCCGACGGCAGCGGCGCCGGCGGATCCAGTAGTGCCTATTGGACAGGTGGCATAGCACAGGGCGGAATTGGGGCAGGATCCGGGGGATCTCCGGGACAAGCAGTACTGGTGTTTACCAGTGGCGGCGCAGGCCGTGTAAAGGTCAGCGGAGCATGGAAACCGGTAAATACATTAGCAGTTAAAGTAGATGGGGTTTGGAAAACAATTCAAAGCGCCTGGGTAAAACGCCAAGGCGAATGGAAACGTATGGACAGCGTCGGTACTCCCAGTTCTATAACCACTACATTTAGCAGAAACAATTTTGGATAAAAACAATGGCATACACAATAAATCATTACAACGGAACCATATTAGCCAATATTACCGACGGAACCTTGAACACCAGTACAACATTGAGCTTGGCTGGTAGGAATTTTGTTGGCTACGGAGAGTACTTGAATGAAAACCAACTGTTTTTATTGGAAAACTTTGCCAGCACCGGTGGACCAGCAAATCCAGTTGCAGGACAGCTATGGTACAATACCGGTACACGAGCCATCAGTGTTTACACAGGATCCTCTTATACTGCACTGGCCAACGCTGAAGTATTGGCCAACACAATTGGGTCAATAAACACGCAAATACAGGCCAACATTGATGTTATCAATACCAGAATACTGGCCAATGTTGCTGTACTAAATGCCAATGCCGCGGCACAAGACACACAGATTACCAATTTATGGGCCAACGCCGCAGTACAGAACAGTTCAATTGCAACATTGACTGCCAATGCTGGCGTTCAGAGCCAACGACTAGACAGCTTAGATGCCAACGTCACAGCAGCCAATGCCGCCATAGCCCTTAGAGCAACTACCTATAGCCCGGTGCTGACTGGGAATCCCAGAGCACCCACTGCCACTGTGGCTGACAACTCCACATCTATAGCAACTACGGCCTATGTGATGGCACAAGATGATCTACGCAGATCCTACATAGATACCAATCTGTTGGCCAATATAGGGGCATTGACATCATCCACAACCACAGCCATTGGTCTGCGAGCAAATATTGCAAACCCAACATTTACAGGCACACCTGCCGCCCCCACTGCGGCCGCAGGAACAAGAACCACACAAATAGCAACCACAGACTATGTGATGTCACAGGATGATACACAGCGTGGCTATATTGATACTGCAATAGCTGGTAATGTTGCGTCTGTGACCATTGCAACCAACAATAACTTGGCATTTAAAGCCAACCTGGCAAGCCCGGTATTTACAGGCACGCCCACAGCCCCAACCCCAACTTTTGGTGATGTCAGCACAAAACTTGCCACAACAACATTTGTATCGCAGGCCATTACTGGTACTAACACAACATGGCAAGGAAGTCGTAGATATATCAGCGCATTGGCTCCGGATAATACACAAGGTGCTGACGGAGATTTCTGGTTCCAATATCAGTAAAAAACATGATAAATAAACTTAATATTGGAGCAGTTACTTAAATGGCATATACAATAACAAATTCAGATGGCACAACCCTGGCATCGATTGAACCGGGTACATCAAACTCCACCACTACCAGCCTGACCCTAGTGGGCAAAAACTTTCCTGGCTACGGACAATTTCTCAACGAAAACTTCATACAGTTGTTAGAAAACTTTGCCAGCGGCACAGCGCCACAGCACCCACAAGAGGGGCAACTTTGGTGGGACAAAAACGATGCTGCCAACAAGGTTCTTAAAGTTTACATGGGTTCAGAGGTGGGTTGGAAGCGTATCAGTGGTGCTACTTCCAGTGCCACTAGACCGGACTCGGCCTACGACACATCTGCAACAGGTGATCTTTGGTGGGACAGTGCCAATGCACAGCTAAAAGTCAACAACGGTGGTGTGGGCGATGCTGGTTGGACAGTGATTGGACCTGCATTTACAGCCACCACAGGTCAGTCGGGTGCCATTGCAGATATTTTAAGCGACGGTACAGCCACACATGTTATTGTCAAGTTCTTGATCAACAACAAATTGGCAGCGATTTTGAGCACAGATACTGCTTTTACACCAAGTCCGTTGCTGACATCCAGTGGATTCAACACCATTAACCCTGGTATGAACCTGGCCGACGATACCATTGGCGGAACATTGGTTGGACTGCGCTATTGGGGCAATGCCAACAATGCAGATAAATTGGGCGGATCTTCTGCATCAGTATTTGCTAGATTGTCGGGCACAACACCATTTTCTGCGGCACAAACTATTTCCAGCGACAGCGGACTCACAGTGGGTGCCGCCGGCGATGTTACTGTATCTGTGGTATCTGGTGCCGCAAGGATTTCTAGTGCAGTAACAGGGCACAATTTGGATTTCTTTGCAAACGTTAGCGGAACTCCAACAAGATTATTGACCTTGGGCGGAGACGGCACAGTTAAAATCACAGCCAACACAGCATTGGGTTCTACAACCAGTGTGGCAACCAAGAAATATGTTGACGATTCGATCACTGGCCTAGGACTAGGCGGGTCAGGTGGCAACACAACTTTCGGTGCCAACCTGGTACCAACAGCCAATCTAACATACAATTTGGGTAGCACAACTGCTTGGTGGAACAACATTTATGGTACATCAATTCATGCACAGTACGCGGACGTTGCAGAACGCTTTGAAGCTGATGCAGTGATCAGTCCAGGTACTGTGGTTGAATTGGGCGGAGCCAAAGAAATCACTGCTGTGGTGTCAGAATTAAGTGAAAACATCCTTGGTGTCATAAGTACTAAGGCAGCCTATTTGATGAACAGCGGTGCTGGATCAGATAGTACACACCCACCAGTTGCGGTAAGTGGACGGGTTCCCGTTCGAGTTATTGGCCCAATTAAAAAGGGTGACAGATTAGTAAGCGCAGGCAATGGATTGGCCAGAGCAGGCGCAAGAACCGAAATTTCCCCGTGGAATGTAATTGGGCGAGCATTGACTAGCAAAACTACTGCCGGTGAGGGTATAATTGAAGCTACAGTAAAACTAAATTCGTAATAGGAAAAAGATATGGCATATTCATCAGGTGGACTAATACAAGCGGCAGACTACAACGGATTTGTTGGTGTTAGCCCCAGTTCAACATCAAACACAATCAACACTATTTGGGCCGTGGGCAACGGCAACGCCGGCTACGGTCAAACTTCGTTGAGTCAAGTCAGTCAAGCAGGTCTAGTCACAGCCACACAATGGGCCACAGCAGTCAACACACTGAACTCAATTTACACACACCAGAGTGGATCTGGTACAGGCATTGGCGCACCAACTACTGGTAGTTTGATTTCCTATCTTGCCACCTTTAGTTCTAGCATCAGCACAGCATACACCAACAGATTGAACGCCAATACCAACGGCACTGACATCACCGGTTCAGCACCAACAGCGTATACTTGGAACACCGCAACTCCTACCACAGCACAGATTACTCGTACAGCAACATTTGCCAGTGCAGACCAAGCTCGTTATTTCTTCAATGCTGGTGGCAAATTGGTATTGACTTTCAGTTGTGTCAACACACTGGGCAATGCAAAAGGTGCAGACTGGTTGGCATTGTTCAACACCAAATTCGCAAGTATTGTGGTTGGTGCCGCGACCAACGGTGGCCGCACAGGCACAGGTGGCACAGTATCAGCTTCCAATGGATCATTGGGATATTGGCAATGTACCACCAGCAACCAGAGTATCATTACACTAACAAGTGCCAGTGGTACAGCTGACTACAGCAGTAACAGCATTGCAGTTGGTATCAAGACCAATGGTGTGCAAGGCTCGAATGCTGATGTCGGCACAGTAATGACATTTACTATAGACCTAAGTGATGCGGCTGCCGATACCAACACAGCACCTCCAAGTTTGCCTGTGTACAGTCCAGTTGGTACTCCACCCACACAAGGCGTATTCAATGACAGTTTGAACTTGGCCATCACCACCAACATCACAGTGCGTCCTCCGGAGACAACCAATCTAACCAACACTTGGGGCACTGTAACCATTGCGTAACAGTCAAAAACGGTAAACTCAGCGGCTTCGGCCGCTTTACCTTGGGTGCAATTTGTGTTATACTGTATCCATGAGCGACCTTAAACCCATTGTAGAACAAATTCGGCAAGCAACAGACTATCATCTAAATGCCGAAATACTTCGCGAGCGCATCTTGACCAAGTTGCATATCACACATAATGGTGGTATGTTTCGAGTCACCCCCGAACTACTGGCGTTTGTAAAAACATGGCCCACAGATGTGTTGTACCTGGAAGATGTGTTCCATAACCCCATTGAAATAGATCGACAGGTATTCTTAGTCACAGCACAACAACATTACCAAGAAGTGATGAATGAATGGCACCAACAACATGCCGAACTTAAACGAATCCGCAAAATCTAGAGGCGCGGTAATATTTGCAACCAATACTCGTGAAACAGATTATGTTGCTATTGCTGAACAAAACGCTAGACTGATCCAACACTTTTTGGGATTACCCACAACCATTGTTGGTGCAACGGATACCGGCACCAATCGACGATTTAGTTCAGACACAGGTCAATTTGTAGAATGGAAAAATTTTGGAAGACACGAAGCATATGAATCAAGCCCCTACGATGAAACCATCATCCTTGACGCCGATTATCTTATACTTGATGATAGTATTGGCCAGCTATTTGAGTGCCCGTTCGATTACTTGCTTTTTGACCGAAACCACACCATTGATGGAGTATACGAGCCCAGTGTGATGGGCCCGCATAGTTTGCCTTTTGTTTGGGCCACTGCTGTGTTGTTTAGACGCAGTGAAAAAACAAAAATGTTTTTTGAACTGGTGGCCAGAATCAAACGCAATTACGACTATTACAGATTGCTGTACAATGTTCGCGAAGGCAACTACCGAAATGATTATGCCTTTGCCATTGCACACTATATTCTTAGTGGCTACAGTTTAAATCGAAAATCATTTGCGCCACATACGATTACAACATTTGCTGGTGCAATCACCAGCATGGAATTACGAGACAATCGTGTTGTGGTGCGCTCAGATCAGGCCTATGTGTTGCCCCGGCAGAGTCTGCATGTGATGAGCAAACGATATTTGACCACACCCAATCTAAAGGAATTTGTAGATCAATGCCTAAGCACTACGCCGCCCAAGGTTTCTTGACAGTAGCCATCAACACAGAAGCAACAGACTACCTGCGGCTGGCTTACCTACAGGCGCTAAATATACAAGCAACGCAACGCATCAAGAACTGTAGTGTCATAGTTGATTCGGCAACACTAGAGCAAGTCACAGATCAGCATCGAGCGGTATTTGAGCATATAATTCCCACCAACCGAGTTGAAGGGCAAGGCCCTTATGCCAATGAATGGCACACCTGGTGGCTAAGTCCCTATAAAGAAACTGTCAAGTTAGAAAGTGATTTGCTGTTTACTCGCTCAATTGACCATTGGTGGACGGCATTTAGATTACAAGATGTTTGTCTAAGTCATGGCTGTAGAGATTATCAACAACGGCTGTCATGGGTAAGAAAGTACAGACAAATATTTGATGCCAACCGGTTGCCAGATGTGTACAATGGATTAATGTATTGGCGCTACAGTGAAACCAGTCGACAGTTTTTTGAACTGGCCCGACAGATATTTGAAAATTGGGCAGATGTAAGAGCAGAGCTGAAGAATTGTGATGACCCCTACCCAACAACTGATGTGGTGTATGCCCTAGTGGCCAAGATCATGGATGCACCCTGTTACAATCCTAGTTTGGATTTTGTAAACTTTGTACATATGAAATCGGGCATACAGGGCTGGAGTGACGATCAACCTTGGACAGAATACTGCGTTACTGAACAGGATGGTGACATGATACGCATCAACAACATCAATCAAACAGCACCGGTACACTATCATGAAAAGAGTTTTGCCACAGACGAACTAATTGAATACTATGAGCGACGAGTTATACCTACCATTTCCTAAACAACAAATAGAATATCGTTTGTACTACGATGCTCAAGGCCGGCCCGTTGCCATGGCAAGCCACGATTACCCAGTGGGCAATTACATTGTTATCACTCGAGAGCAGTACGAACGACCAAACTACAATGTGCGTGTGACAAATGGCAAGATTGTAGTTGACACCAGCGACCATTTTCATGTACAATTAAAGAGAAGTAATTCTGGTGTGGCTGTAGTACGAGGACACGCCAGTCTTGTGCTGGAAAATGATCATTACGAAGAAATAGAACACTATGACCGAATTAGTTGATGTAGCAGACTTAGATTGCATATACCTAACTTATGATGAACCTCGACGAGAAGAATTCTGGGTACAAATTCAAAATCTTGTACCGTGGGCAAAGCGTGTGGACGGTGTTAAGGGAAGCGATGCCGCACATAAAGCGTGTGCAGATATTAGCGATACTGATAGGTTTATCCTTATCGACGGCGATAATATTCCTGACAGCAGTTTTTTCAATCTTCAGCTAGAGCTAACTAACACCAATCGTGATTGTGTATTTCGTTGGCGAGCCCGTAACAGCATCAATGGCCTGATGTACGGCAATGGCGGCATGAGTTCGTGGACAAAAGAATTTGTTTACGCCATGCGAACACATGAAGCCACAGATGGCCAAGCAGAAAATGATGTAGAATTTTGTTTCTATCCCCGCTACTGGGCCATGCATGACTGCTACTCAACTACCTATCCCGATGCCACTCCATTTCAAGCCTGGCGAGCCGGATTCAGAGAAGGCGTCAAGATGAGCTTGGATCGTGGAGTTCGTCCTAGTTTGTCCGAGTTTGAAAGCCGTGTGAACAATCGTAATTACGACAACCTGTGTATTTGGCAGAGTGTAGGTGCAGACAACGAAAATGGTGCTTGGGCCATCATGGGCGCACGACACGGCACATACAAAACCATGTTGACTGCCTGGGACTATACCGAAGTGCAGAGTTTTGATGCACTACAGGAGATCTGGGACACAGAAGTAAAGTATACTGATGTAGTTGAGGACGCACACAGTTACGGAGACCACTTATGTCGACGATTGGGCTTGCCTATTGTGGACATGGATCCAGTGGAAAGCCGTTTCTTCAAACACCATTACATGAGTCAGTTTAAAAATAAAGGACCAATGGTTCGTGAGTAAAAGTGACTTCATGTCTGCGGCCGAGCAGATGCGAGAACAATTAGGCCCTGCACTTTGCCTTGCCAAGTGGCAACAGGTTAGCCTACACTTGCCCACAGGTCTCAACAACAGTTGTTACCACCCGCCTCTGCATCACATAGATGTTGAGCCATTAAAAGCAAATCCCGGCGCACTACACAACACCGCTTACAAAAAAGAACAGCGGAAGATCATGATCCGTAACGAAAAACCCGCTGAGTGTAGTTACTGCTGGAACATAGAAAAGCACGATCAACTCAGTGATAGACACTATCGATCAGGCGAGAAGTGGGCTGTAGAACATTTTGATGCTATACGAAATTCCTCAGGAGAAGAAGATGTTGTTCCTAGTTATGTGGAAGTCAATTTCAATCATGCTTGTAATCTTAAGTGTAGTTATTGTAGCCCCCAGTTTAGTAGTTCGTGGCAAGCAGAAGTTGATAAGTTTGGGGGATATCCTACTAGTGTTGTTCATAATGATCCTGCTCACTTTGTTGGTAGCCGCCGTCCTATACCACATTCCCAGCCCAACCCTTATGTAGATGCATTTTGGGAATGGTGGCCCGAGCTGTACCCCAAACTAAAACACTTTAGAATGACCGGTGGCGAGCCCTTGATGGATCGTAACACATACAAAGTATTCGACTATGTGTTGGCCATGCCCAATCCAGAACTGCACTTAGATGTTACCAGCAACTTCAGCGTAGAAGATGCCTTGATGGACAAATATCTTGGCTATGTCAAGCAGTTGTGTAACACACAAATTGAACACTTCATGCAGTATGTTAGTCTAGACTCGGGCAACTATGCTCATGCCGAATACATCAGACACGGATTAAACTACAATCGTGTGGTTGAAAATGTCAACATGTTCTTGAGAGAAATTCCATATCGTAACAGCTTGACATTTATTATTACTATGAATAATCTCAGTGTGTTGGGCCTACAGCAACAATTGGACTGGATACTACGGTTGCGTAAGAACCATAGCACAACATATCAGCGTGTGTGGTTCGACACACCATTGCTACGCACACCTCGATGGCAGAGTTTACAAATACTACCGGCTGTGTATGTGCGCCAATTGGAGCGTGTGGCCGATTGGATGGAGTTGAATCTAGAACGGTCGGAACAGCCATTCCAAGGATTCAAAGACTACGAAGTACAGCGTATGCGTCGTGACATAGCCTGGATGGAGGAAGGTCGCAGTCTGGACGCCGATTATGTTAAAATGCAACGAGCAGACTTTTATCGTTTCTTCAATGAACACGACAAGCGTCGACATACCAATTTTGAAGAAACATTTCCGCAGATGACGGAATTTTGGAAAGAATGTAGATATCATGCCCAAAATAGCTAACGAAACAGATTTTGAATACAAACACAGGGTAATTGACATCAAGTCAGCCAGCTTCTGTGGAGCCAAATGGTACAATGCCACCATATGGTTAGGATCGGGACAGACCACAAGTTGTCATCATCCTCTGCCACACGCCATTGACCTAGATGCAATTCGAATCAATCCCAAGGCAATTCACAACACGCAAAAGAAAAAAATGGAGCGTGAACAAATGCAAAAGGGTGAACGCCCTGCAGGGTGCGAATATTGTTGGAAGATTGAAGACATGCATACAGATCCTTTTCCCGCCGCTATAAGTGATCGTGTATACAAAACAGTAATTTATTCAGATGAGGATTTGGCCCATGCACACAGAACACCTGCCAGTGAAGATTTCGATCTTCAAACATTGGAAATTGCATTTGATCGCACTTGCCAGTTTGCTTGTTCTTACTGCAACCCCGCTTTTAGTAGCACTTGGGTTAAAGACATTAAGCAACATGGACCCTACACCAACTTGGTTAGTGACGGTAGGAACCATTTTACTCACGCTCACGATAGTAGTCAACTGTATAAGTTCGGTGAGACTAATCCTTATGTGGAAGCATTCCACGCCTGGTGGGAGTCGGACCTCCACAGAACCTTAAAGGAACTACGCATCACTGGAGGCGAGCCACTAATGTCGGCAGAGACTTGGAAGTTAATTGATTGGTTTAAAACCAACAAGGGCAAGAGTACTACCCGACTTGCCATCAACAGCAACTTGGGCACCGCGGTTGACATTGACCGTTTACTAGCGGCCGTTGACGGTGTTGAAGTTGACTTGTATACCAGTAACGAGGCCGTGGGCCTACAGGCCGAATATATTCGCGATGGACTGGTATTTGACGATTGGGCCAACAATGTGGAACGCTTGCTGGATTCGGGCCGGTTCCGTGGCCTGCATGTTATGTGTACCGTTAACGCATTGTGTTTAGATAGTTTAGACAGCTTCTTGGACATGGTTATGAACTGGAAATTGCAATACGGTCGGGACTCCATCAACTTCTCGCTAAATATATTACGCTTTCCAAGTTTTCAATCACTTACAATTTTCCCAAACGACATTAGACAGCAATATGCTGGCAAATTATATCGATTTGCCAACGACTGGCATAGATTTGACTTGATGCACGAATTTGAAAAGAACCAACTTGACAGATTACTTGACTACATTGATGTGGTATTGAAACCGCATACAGAAGCAATGGAACAGATCACACTACAGCGTGACTTTAAAAACTTCTACACACAGTACGACCAGCGTCGAAACAAAAACTTTGCAGAAACATTCCCTGCACTAGCAGATTGGTACAACACACTATGACTGACAAACTAGACAACTATTACGAAAATTACAACTACGGTGCCCGTATGCCGGTGTACATGAAACAAGAAGAAATGCGTCCTGACCAATGGGACCGTTTGATCAAGACCGATAACTTCTGTATGATTCCGTGGATCCATATGCATGCCTTTCCTGATGGTCGTGCATATCCCTGCTGTTTGGGTGACCCTGATCATTCAGTGGGCAATCTTAAAACGCACACCATGAAAGAGATTTGGAATCAAGATCCATTGAAACAAATGCGTTTGAACATGATGCAGGACAAACCCTGCAAAGAATGTACCAAGTGCGTGGAGCAAGAACGCAGTGAGTTGTTCAGTATGCGTAACAGCTCAAACAAAAACTTTGGGCACCTGATCAATCTGGTGGATGAAACCAATGCCGACGGTAGTCTTAATGATTTCAAACTGCGCTACTATGATGTGCGCTTTTCAAACATCTGTAACTTCAGTTGCCGTAGTTGCGGTAGCCTGTTTAGTTCAAGTTGGTATCGTGATGAAAAAGCCGCTGGCTGGAATCCACAACATCCACAGATCATGTTTGCGGGCAAGAACAAAGAAGACATGTGGAATCAAATGCAAGAGCATATTCCGCATCTTGAACAAATCTACTGGGCCGGTGGCGAACCTCTAATCATGGAAGAACACTATCGTGTGCTACGCGAACTGGTTGACCGTGAAATGTTTCATGTGCGCCTGATATACAATACTAACTTCTCGGAAATGAAATTCAAAGACCAAGATGTAATGGAACTTTGGAAACTGTTTGACTGTGTAAGTGTGGGCGCCAGCTTGGATGCCAGTTACCATCGTGGTGAATACATGCGTAAGGGACAGGACTGGCGTCAAACAGTAGAGAACCGTGAGCGCATGTTGAAGGTATGTCCCAATGTAGACTTCTATGTGAGCTCAACAGTGAGTCTGATGAATGTGATACACATTCCGGACTTCCATCGCGAATGGGTTGACTTGGGCTTATTGCGTCCAATGGATTGGAACATCAACATGTTGCAACACCCCTTGCGATATCGTGTAGATGCACTACCACCCAATCTGAAGCGTCGTGCTCGTGACCGCATTGAAGAACATTTGGAATGGTTGGAACCCCTAGATACCTTGACTCGTGCCACAAGTGGCTACAAAGGTGTGTTGAACTTCATGGAACACAATGACAGCACAGCCTACTTGCCGGACTTTTTCAAAGTTAACGAACTCATTGACAAGGTGCGCGAAGAAAACTTCTTTGAAACTTTCCCTGAGTTGGTGGAAATGAAAAACTACAAGTTGCCACAGACCATGTGCATGTTGCCTTGGGTCAGCATTGAAACCAGTCCTGTTGGATCGGCCCGCCCCTGCTGTTTGGCCACAGATGAGATTGTGGATGAGTCGGGCGAAAAGTATGACATGAACCGGCATACTGTGACGGAAATTTACAACAGCAAATATATGCAGGATCTACGCAAAAGTTTCCGCGAGGGTAAAAAGCCCGCCACTTGTACTCGTTGTTGGGAAGAAGAAGATGCAGGTCGTACCAGCAAGCGACTACACACATTAACCCGATTCAAAGAACGCTATGCAGAAGTAGATTGGGAGAATGATAAACCCAATCAGTTATGGTTCTTGGACCTGAAGCTGGGCAACATCTGCAATTTGAAATGCCGCATCTGTGGCTCGTGGTCAAGTAGCAAATGGGTGCCGGAAGAAATGGAATATGTCAAAGACTGGGGCGGCGACCCTAAGAAACATATTGCCTACACATGGCTCAAGCAAGGCAACTGGCCACGCAACGAAAATAGTCCGCGCTTTTGGGAGGACTTGAAAACCATACTGCCACATGTCAAATACTTTGAATTCACCGGCGGCGAACCGTTTATGATTCAAGAACACTTTGACCTGTTGAAGTTTGCCGCAGACAACGGTTATGCTGACAACATCGAAATTCATTACAATACCAATGGTACACATTTCCCAGAAGAATTCATTGATACATGGAAACAGTTCCGCAAGGTGGAAATTGCATTCAGTATTGATAATGTGGGTGAGCGTTTTGAATTTGAACGGTCGGGTGCTCGATGGACCGAAGTAGAAGCCAACATTCAACGCTTCCATGCTATGAAACAGGCGTGGCCCCGATTACGCACACAGGTATGCATGACCATCAATGTGCAGAATGTGTTGTACTTGGAAGACCTATGTAAGTGGGTAATCCTACAAAACTTTGACTACGATTATTTCAACATGATGCATGACCCCAAGCACATGAACATTGGTTCAATGACTGAAGAAGCAAAAGCATTGGTAATTGACCGACTAACCGACGGTGACTTTATTCCACGCCATCGCAAGGAAATAGATCGTATTATACAGTTTATTAAAAACGGCGAAACACGGGATAACGCACAGTTTTTGAAAGAAATGCAACGCACGGATCGTTATCGAGGCGAAGACTTTGCTCGTACACACACTGATATTGCTCGTGCAATGGGCTATGACAAAACCTGATACCTTATGCATGGCGCCCTGGACGCACACATATCTAAGCCCGCAAACTGAACGCAGAATGTGCTGTGCAAGTCGCGAGCCTGCACAGAACTTTCAACAGTACATTGATACCGAGGCTGGCACTGGGCGTTATATCCCTATCACGCTAGATGAACATTGGAATAGTGACCATATGCGGAGTGTGCGAAAACGCATGATGGCCGGGGAAACACTGCCTGAGTGCGAAGTATGCAATGATAGACTGTTGAATACTTCTGTTTACCGTAGCTATTTCAATCAGCTGTTTGAACATAAGTACAACGAAGCCATGGAAAATACCGCCGAGGACGGCAGTACAACCATGCTTCCGGTATCGTGGGATTACAGATTTAGCAACCTGTGCAACTTTAAATGCCGTATGTGCGGAGACATGCTGTCCAGTGCTTGGGAAACTGAGCAACGGCAACACGGCATGATCGATTGGGCTAATCCAAAGAACAACTGGATGCGACCCGAGATTAAGAAAGACATAGAAGGTTTTCAGCAACGACAGATAGAATGGGAATTTGAAAAAGCTGTCGAGGAACACCGTGTTGAGGAAGTATATTGGGTTGGTGGCGAGCCCCTGATGTACGAGCAACATTGGAGATACATGACCCGTATAATAGAATTAGGAGATGGTCACAATGTTTACGCTCGTTATAACACCAACTTATCTAGAGTTGATTACAAAGGTATCAATCTGTATAGGGATATTCTCAGTAGGATTCGCGATTGGCAGATATGTGCAAGCCTTGATGGCACGGAACAGATTGGCGAGTACATTAGAACTGGTCTTAGCTATCCTCGGTGGCTTGAAAATTTCAGTAAGGCAGTTGAGATCAGACGTAACAATCGTCAAGTCAGAATTGACTTCACGCTCACTTTGCCCGGAATGTTCGAAATTACACGCATTGAACAACTTGCACAGCGATTCGGAGTCGAAGTCCTTGCCAAAGTAATTTTTAGTTTTAGTCCGGACATAGTTATGTCACCCCTTGCACTACCCAGGGAAATACTACATCCTTGGGTAGATGAGATTACCAACCAGATGCAACATTCTGGCGGCGCCTTGCGGGATATACTTGTCCAGCTAAAAACTAGACCCACTTTTGCAGAACAATGGCCAAAAGAATATGCCGAAGCAGTTGCTCGTGGCAAGGCTCGTGTGTTAAAATTAGAGCAGATCAGAACACAGAGTGTGACAATGACTGACATACTCAGTGCCCGTCCTGATGTACTCAAATGGTGGATGTCGATATGAAATTAGAACACACAATTCCTTATGATAAACAAACTGAATGGCAACAATGGACCAAAGACAATATTGGAGAGATTGGTACTGATTTTATTCATGTAAGCGAACCTGTGACAATAAAAAATGATTTTGGTGCAGTTGTATACAGTGGGCATAACCATTATTGGGAAATTCCAGATCCTGCAAAAGCCATGTTCTGGGCACTTAAATGGCCATGAAAGTTGAAGTAGTATTAAGAAACCCGCTGAACAAAAGCGACACTCTGGCCTATACCATTGATGTGTACGATACACCCATGGGCTATCGTTGGCACAGAGCATTACAAGAAATATTGCTGAAGAATCAATATCTTGAAAAGAACTTTTGCTTTTTGGGTTTTCCCGACAGTCCTCGCAACTTGGATTACATATGCCAAGAACTCACCTGGGCCAAGAATCAAATCAACACTTTCTTCAACAAGCGATATCACATTGAAGAAAACTTTGCCATAGACACACTACGCACCGGACTTGAACCCAATCAAGACATAATGAACCAACTGCACAATCACTTTGAACACTTGCAAGGTACTGTATGGGGATTGAGTGATTGGTACAAAGAAGCCGACTACGACACCAAGTTTTCTATCCGTCAACTAAACAATCTGTGTCACGAAGCCGAAAGTCTCATGCTGAGTCAACGCAAACAGGCACAGGACCCCCAGTGGGTACGGCCTAGTCAAATTACCACATTCTTAAATGCTGAACGCATAGATTTTCCCGAAGCATATAAAACAACCTTTGATGAAACTAGATATGATAGGCGATTTGGCGAAGCGTACTTGCATTGGACGCAGATAGGCAAGACCTTGTACGAAGTGTATCGTGATGAACAGGGCGCAGACATAGACAAAACTGTGTGTGACGCCATCACTCACTTGAGATACTATTCGGGCGAATTTGACATTGAGTGGGCACAAGATGTTGTGTACAATGGACCACACCCGTGGCACACAACTGAAATGTCCGGCTTCCGCGAGTGGCTGGTACGCAATCGCTTCAGCTTGGAAGATATAGAATACAATTATGGATACCATCCTGTGGGACAAGTTGAATTGGCTAAAAGTTTTGGTACTACAGATTTTAAAGAAATTTGGCCCGTACTGAGTCGGTATCTTGACATTTATAGTATAACCGCAGGCCAACTGCGCTCAGGTCCTATTCAAGCGGTATATGATTATGCGTGGACCGACGCAGATTATCAACAACAACAAATAGCAAAGTTAAAACCAGGATATGACTACAGTAGTCGCGGGCGGTGACAGTTTTGTTTGGGGCAGTGAGCTTGCCGATAGCCCGCACGGCGGCCTGGACGGTTACAGCCATAGTACCTTTCCGGCCCTGTTGGCCACCCGATATGTGTGTGCCGCTTACCCGGGCATAGGCAATCGTGAAATTGGTCTGCGTGTGCGTGACTACTTGAACTGGATGCGTAATGATGTGGTGGTTGTGGTTTGCTGGACATGGCCCACAAGGGATAATCAAATCGACAGCGACCGTGATATCATGAGTTTGCAAAAGTATTTGGAGTTTCATGGTTATCGCTACTTGTTTACCTGTGCCGATAACTGTGTGGTTACAGGACAATTGGATTATAGCAACTGGTTCTTTTTCCCACCCGCACCCAAAGAACAATCATATAATACGCAAACTCCAAGAGGTTTTTACCAGTGGGCTGTGGAGAATAAATACTTGTGCGGCCCAGACCGTCATCCCTTAGAACAAGCGCATCAAGACGCCGCCCAATTAATGCAGGAAAAATTCAATGAAATGGTTAACAAACTTAATCAACCGAATCAGGTTGGAAATTAACTATCGTAAGAAACTTCGGGAGTTGCGTAAGCGCGACCCATTTATCTACAAATGATATTGACAGTAGGCGACAGCTTTACCTACGGTGAGGAACTGCCCGATAGAATCGTGTCGGCGTGGCCCTATGTGTTGTCTCGTTTATTAGACAAGCCAGTATTAAATCTAGGCAAAGGCGGCGGCAGTAATCAATACATAATTCGCACAGTAATAGAGCAAACTGCCAAACAAAAATTTGACTTGGTCATTGTGGGGTGGAGCGACACCAGTAGAATTGAAACTTGGACCCAAGGTACTCCTACTTGCATTAATCACGCAGGGCGTCGTGGTATTCCTTGGGTGCAGGACTATTACAAACACAGTTACGATGAAAAGTTTGGTTTTCGCACCTGGTTCACCCAGGTACTAGAATTGCAACAGTATCTGTTGAGCATTAATCAACCTTACCTATTTGTAAATGTTGCTGGATTACAAGGACATCATGAGGTGTATCAGGATGAATTTAGTTTCTTGTGGGACCGGTACCGGGTTGAAAATTATGTAGGTTGGCCCAAAGATGGCATGTTGGAGTTTCAAGGTAATTGCCCCAAAGGCCCCGGCGGACATCCGCTAGAGTTGGGCCATCAAAGAATAGCAAATCAAATTTATGAACATATTAGGCATCTCGGCTGGATTTCATGATGCAGCCGCAACAGTAATTGATCGTCATGGCGATATACTATTTGCTGGCCATAGCGAGCGGTATAGTAAACGCAAGAATGACAAAAACTTCTGCACACCACTGATCGAAGAATTAGAAAATTACAACCCAATCGACACAGTGGCATATTATGAACGCCCAGTGATGAAACAGTTGCGTCAATGGTACAGCGGTCAAGGCATCGAGTGGAACAGACTCAGTGTGAAGAAAAACATACACGATCAAATTGGACATGCCAATTGGCAGGATGTTAAATACTACAAGAATTATAATCATCACCTAAGTCATGCGGCGGCAGGGTTTCAAACCAGTACTTTTGATCGGGCTACTGTGGTGGTAATTGACGCTATAGGTGAATGGGATACCATAAGTATATGGGGGGCTGAATATGATAAACATGGTAAAGCGCATTATACGAAATTGTGGAGACAGAGTTACCCGCATAGCATCGGACTCTTTTATTCTGGAGCGACTGGCCGCGTTGGCCTACGCCCACTAGACGAAGAATACATCTTGATGGGCATGGCAGCCTACGGTGACAGGCGTCATGCCGCTGTAATGCAAGATCGGTTGATAGCGCACGAATACGACATACGATTTCGAGAAAATCTACACATAGGACTCGATGCGGATTTTATGCCCGGCACCAGCGATATGGATATTGCAGCCGGGGCACAAGAACTAGCAGAGCAACTGATACTAAATGTTATGACTCGTGCAAAGAAGTTTGGGTGGAGTGACAATTTGGTTTATATGGGCGGCGTGGCACTCAACTGCGCGGCCAATTCTAGAATAGGAAACTACTTTGAAAACATTTGGATTATGCCTTGCCCTGGCGATAGCGGCAGTAGCCTTGGTGCCGCAGGCCTTGTTTGGGGCCGTCGCATTAATTGGAACAATGCTTTTCTGGGTCACCTTATTCCTGGGCCTTATCCTGTTAATGGTGCCCTGGATGCTCTTCTCCGTGATCGTATTGTGGGTGTGGCAAGCGGTCGTGCCGAGTTCGGCCCGCGAGCGTTGGGCAACCGAAGCCTCCTTGCAGACCCCCGAGGAAAAGAAATAAAGGATCAAGTAAATGAAATTAAACGCAGACAAAAGTTCAGACCCTTTGCGCCAGTTATTCTGGAGGAGTTGGCTGATACTTACTTTGATATGCCTAGGGGCTGGGACCGTAGTAGGTATATGCAAACAATCGCTCGTTGCAGGGTACCTGACCTATTCCCTGCTATCATTCATCATGATGGCACTAGTCGTGTACAAACTGTGCCACGAGACGGAAGCGGAATACGAGAACTCCTGGAAAAATGGTATGTGATGACAGACTGTCCCATGTTGTTAAACACAAGTCTTAACATCAGGGGAGAACCAATGGTCAACGATCGTGCCGATGCTGACCGTTTTGAACAACTTTATGGAGTACAAGTAGTATCATGATAGAGACACACGCAAGAACCCTGGCAAGAACAGTTGCGTATAGGATTACTGCTTTGCTAATAACTGCTGTATGGACAGGTCTAAGTGATGCGGTAGCAATACATGTTGTATTGGCCATAGTACAATATGCAATGGAAAGAATATGGCTTCGAATTAAATGGGGTACAATATGACTGAAAAGAAAAACAATTTTTTAGATGCAATCAAAGCCGCACAGGCAAACAAAACAAAAATTCCAGAAGCCAAAGCACAACAAGTGCAACAGGTTAAATTTCGAAATCAAGTCACTGTGAACAAACCCACTGGACGGAAAACTGGAAGAGGAGGATAAAATGAAACAAGCACAACGCATATTGATCATGGGACTGCCCGGTGCAGGCAAAACTTATTTTGCAGAGAGACTAAAACGGTATCTTGAACAGCATATGAATCCCATCAATGAGAATTCGCTAAGACCAATCGCGGATGCTCAAGTCACGGTGGCCTGGCTCAATGCCGATGAAGTGCGTAGACACTACAACGATTGGGACTTCTCTCAAGAAGGTCGTATTAGACAAAGCCAGCGTATGCGAGACTTGGCAGATGAAGCCAACACCGATTATTGTATAGTAGACTTTGTGGCACCGTTGGTAGAAATGCGTAACAACTTCAAAGCCGATTGGACCATTTGGATTGATACAATTGACCGAGGTCGATTTGAAGATACCAATAAAATATTTGTACCACCCGAAGTATACGACTTCCGTATTACAGAACAAGCGGCAGACAAGTGGGCAGAGTTTGTGGGCGAGCATATAGTTGAAAATCGCCGTAGACCTGTATTTGATTGGCAGGCCGAAACAGTACAAATGTTGGGTCGTTGGCAGCCATGGCACGCCGGGCATAGAGCATTGTTCGACCGTGCTGTTGCCAAAACTGGCCAAGTTGTTATACAGATACGCGACTGCCAAGGCTGGCAAGGCTCAAATCCGTTCGCAATTGAACAAGTTAAAAATTATATACGCAGGGACCTAGATCCTGTATACCAAGGTCAATATGAAATACAAGTGGTTCCTAATATTGTTAACATCACCTACGGTCGCGATGTGGGCTATCGAATTGAACAAGAGAGTTTTGATGACTCGATTACCAATATCTCAGCGACCAAGATAAGACGGAGCATGGGACTTGAGTGATACCGCAGTACGCAGTTTAGTCAAAGCAGTTACTTGGCGAGTAACCGGCACTGTGGATACTTTTTTGATCAGTTGGCTTATTACTGGTCAAATATTATTAGCCAGCGGTATCGCCCTAACTGAAATTGTAACCAAGATCCTGTTGTTTTGGCTACACTAGCGTGTGTGGAATAGAATCAGGTGGGGAAGAAACTAGCTGATAACGATCTGCTCTGGGTATTGAATAAGGTTGAATCACAGGAGCACTAGCAACAGCCGCTCGTAAATTATCAGTTAGTTCTTGCCATGCAGAGTTTAAAAATTCTGCACTGTTGAACAATTTGAAATTGTGTTCCAACACCGGCGCCATTTCGTGTAGCATGGCAGTCAGCTGACCCAGGGTTAGACTTGAAATATATTCAACCACTTCAGTCACTGCTTGTATTCGCATCACCGGATCTTCTATGTGATCATAACTTTCATCCCACCATTGATCAAATGTTCGAAACCCATAACTTTTTAGATACTCCAAGTTATGGGCACAGCCCAGCAACACAAATGGTTGCTGTAGTATAATAGGTTTGAATACTTTTTCGGTCAAATGACACTTGGTGTCCCAGAAACAAGTTTCTGTCACTATGTATAAAAAACTTTCTATACATTGATCTACTGCGCTCAGTATCATGCTGTGATTGGGGATGGCATCTTTCCCCGCATGGTCAATTCGTAGTGGATGCGCCAATTGATCAAGATGGTGTTTGATGTTGTTCACATATTCAGCATCCACTTGGTATTCAGTGACAGCATAGTTGATGGAGTCATGATAATGTCCGTGTTCGGGACAGATATTGCTGTAGCTGACATGCCCTTGACTGATAAGATTTCGTTTGGCCAACTCACCAACAAACAAACTTCTGTAAACTCTGGCATTGCCTGTGAGTCGGTTAAATGTGATGTACTTTTTTCTAATTGTTCTTTGCGACACAGGCACAATCTTTGAATCAAATTGGTAACCACGGAACCAATCATGTGCGGCAAATATGTGGAAAAATCCGTAGCAAGGTATAAAATTGTATTTTTCAACAAAGTAATTTAGTGCTGTACTGTTGCGTTCTGTGGTAACTAATATTACAGGTCTTCGAAGAGTTCTGGCCTTTCGATACACGCAACCAAATAAGAAATCGTTATAGTCTTTGTACAAGGGCTCTTGATCATAGCACAACACAATGGGGTCTACATCAAGGCTTTCGTCTGTGTCCAGTACTTCTATGTTTTCGATTGAACTGGCTCCAAAAGGATATAGATATTCTAGCCGAGGTTGTGCTATAATAGTCTGTAAAAAACTAAAAAGATTAAAATAATGACTGTGGATATTGTACATGTTTGATGTGTTTTACTCAGGCGCAAAGCCTAACCTGTTTGTGTTTGAGCAGCCTGCTGACTCTCTTGAACATGCGGCTAGTCTAAGCCGAACTCGATACTATTGGTATATTTATGGTGACAACGATTACAGCACATTTGATTTCACTTATGAACCACCACCGTGGGAGAGCAACTTTGTTCATGTATGGCCCACACAATGGCATCAGTACGGTGGTGCATACCTGGCCAATCGCGACACAGTGGCACAACAACAATGGCACTTTCATGCTCAAGCGGTCAATATCAAAGCAGATCCTTTGCTGTTCAAAACTCTTCACACCTGTGAAACATTTGATTATACTTGGAGACCACACCCACTAGATCCACCTTACACCTATGTGTTTGGCAACCAATGGCATGCCGCAGAACGAATGCCTACTGTGACTTATACTGTGGCCGGTGCTGTAGAACACAAGTACATGTACGAACCTCAAGCACAGTTACCTGAAGTCAAAACAAATTGGCAAGTCACAGCAGATGTTCCTTTTGAATTTGATTTTAGTTGGGTACCAGATCCGCATGACCCACCTTACATATATGTGTTTGGCAATCAACACTGGACAGGAGAACGAGCACCCACAGTGGAGTATCATGCACCGGGTGCTATAGAACGCAAGTTTGTACAGGATGTGCAGGCAGAACTGGGTGTACTTGATATATTTTACATGGACATGGGCAATCCTACTGCACAGGTTAGATATGATCGATTAATACAAAAATATTCAGCAACAAAAATACGCTACGCCAATAGCATAATGGATACTATAGCCAGGTGTGCTACCAGAGCACGGACTGCTAGATTCTGGGTTGTCAGCAGTGAATATGATTTTGCAGATTTCAATTTTGCATGGCAACCTGAACCTTGGCAACAGGGCATGACACATGTATTCCCTAGTCAGCATAACAAATGGTCAAACACTTTTTTAGTTAACAAGTGGGAATTTGAACGGCATAGCCGGTGGGCCAAATCTCTAGAAGAGTTTCCCAACTTGAATTTTGTAACCAATCAATCCGTAACCAAAACAGAGAACCTACACAATATCTATTATGTAGATCACGGCAATCCCGAAAGCCGACCACACTATGACTTATTAAAGAGATTTGAGCCAGACATTATCTTGACTCGTTATGCCAATAGTTATCTTGATACAATGAAGCGCATTGTGTCAACAGCAGACACCGAGTATGTGTGGATATTAAACAGCATTTGCAATTATGACTATTTTGATTTTACTTGGCAGCCCGAGCCCTGGCAAAAAGAAATGATACATTGTTTTGCCAACAGCAACGGCATTGCAGAAAAGCGTGGAGATACATTTTATATCCATGTAGAATCGTTTCGCAAACAAATGGTTGAGCTTGAATTGCTGGATTGGTTCAATGTGATCAACTACAATAATTTTCCTTTTGTGGAACGATGGCCCACTCCCGTGGTGCATTATGAAACGGATAACCTAATAGAAGCTGTGCAAGCACACACATTTGAAACTCCGTATGTGGTGTTTACAAATCAAAAAGATATGGTGGATCCACGCGGCAGTAGTCATTGCATGTGGAGTGACAAAGACCGTACCGCAGTGACATTAACACACAGTCGAGCCACTACATTGGTACCCAGGGAAATAAAACGCTATTTAAAGACGCAAATCTACGATTATCCTTACCTAGAGAAGGATAATTCGCAGGATTTCTTTGCCGAGAAGCCTCTAGATATTGTTTACATTAGTAACGGCGAACCCGATGAACAACGCTATTACAACAATTTGGAAGATGATGTTTATGGCAATCCTTTAAGAGATCCTAGACATCGTATCAAATGGGTGCGTGGTGTTGATGGACGAGTTGCCGCATATCAAGCGGCAGCCAACCAAAGTTCAACCGACTGGTTCTTTGCTGTGTTTGCAAAACTGGAAGTAAACGGTGTT